CTTTTATTATTTGCTTTTCATAATATAAAATATAATTAATGATAAATTTCTCGTTAATTACATTATGCTTTTTTAATTTTCTTTCATTTTTTTCACAGTCATATCGTACAAAGGTGTTTAGTTCAGCCGTTGTTTCTTTTTTGCCTGATTTAAAACTTCACAATAGTGTAACTGTTAAAAAAGAAACAAAGAAATGCAATGACTTTGCCAATATTTATGTATTTGATTATACTCCAAAACAAAAACCTGGTGCGATTGGATATATTAAGATGTTTTTTGGATACAAGTTACCCGGAATTGTCCGTGTAATTCATATTAAAAAATCTACCGAAGAAAACTTTATAGAAGATTGGCATAAACTCGCAATGGAAAATCCAGATTACAAAAAATGCTTGACAAAATTTGGAGATAAACGAGTTAATAATATTGTAGAAAAATGGGACACATCATTTAATATTTATTCTCATAATTGCAGACATTTTAGTAACTATTTTTCTACGGAAATTGGTAAAATCAACGATCTTTAATTTTATTTTTAACTAGAATCAACATATTTCAAAACGCTGTTTAAAGACGCTTTGGCAGTATTCAATTCATTCAACGTCTTCATTGCACTAATATTTTTATCAGCATTATCGGCAGTAACGTCCATATTTAACACCGTTTTTAACATAAGAGCATTAATGTAATCGTCCATTGAGAGAATAATGTTTCCATACTCTTTGACATAATCTTTGTTGTTTAAAAGCAAAGTGTCGTTGTGCAATTGAGTTACTTGATTTTTTAATGTTGTTGCATAATTTGAAGCAGACGCACCGACTCCGTTTGCGTTTGATGAACTGGTTGGATTTGTTAAACCTTCCATAACATTCATGTGCAATCTCATAGATTTTGCCGCTAAATATACTAAAAATCCGATGATGACAACAATTCCTATAAGTTTTATCAAATCTTCGTTCATTTATATAATAAATATACTATATTATAGTATATTTATTTTATTAAATATATCACGTCTTTCATGCAAAGAATCCCACTTATCTTTCAAAAAAAGATAAATGAGATTTGTCGGCTTACTCCCGGGAGGGTCTCGAACCCCCAACCATCAGATACAACTCTGCTGCTCTATCCCATTGAGCTACCCTTTTCGGCCCATTTATTTTTACTAAAAGATAAATGGGTCGCACACATATTATTCAAAGAAAAAAATTTTTAAATAATTCTTAAATTAAAACCTTCCTTAATTTTATTCTTTTCCTTAATATTTTCCCCAATTCAACCCTTTAAAAATTTTATAATATTGGCAATCACAGTTTTATTAATTCTGCGTGATTGTCCCTTGGCATTTGTGTAGCTAATGTCTTTTAAACAAGTTTCCGATTCGTTAATTTTTGCAAGTAAATTTTGAATAGTTTTAAATTCCTTCATAACCGCAATCGCACTTGTAGAGCTAATTCCCGGAATTTGACACAACATAATTTCGCCAATATTTTCAGGAGTAATATTCTCCTTCTTCACCTTTTTAATAACATTGCAATAAGAGTCGTCTTTCTCCGGTTGTTCTTCATTTGCGAGAGAAAAAGCATTGGTATTTGCATTTGAATAATATCCTTGTTTATCGTCGGATTTATTCAATTTATAAGCCATATTGCAAATCATTAATGCCGACTCTTCTGTATTCATGCTTCTCAAAACCGAAAAGCCCTTGTAATAGTTGAGCGAAAACATGGCAGAATATAAAGTAGTTTTATCTACACGGTCTTTAAATGAATTAAACGAGTTAGCGCTACTTCTCGTGAGATCTCCCTCAATTAAATACATAATATTATGGTTGTGATGAGGAAGACCATTTAATCTATAACTTTGCTCTTCATAACGCCCATCTTTTATGCTAGATGATAAATCTCCTAAACTTTTTCTCTCAATAATAATATTCTCCGAACCATCTTTGCATAAGATGACATCGCCAAGAGGAAGTGCTTCAACTACAATTTCCAATTCTTTGTAAATGGGACCAGTCTCTATAAAATGTTTGCATAAACGCAGCAGCTCGTGTTCGCGATTATCAATCTTAATAATCATTTAATAACTAAAGCGTTAAGTTATTAAATGATTTTATTACAATATATATTTTTATTACATCATAGGATTGGTGTAATACCCATTTCTTTTGTATTGCACGGGGTTTCTCGTTGTGTTGGTTAACGAGAATAATAACGTGGGCTGCGTTTGAGGGATTCTGTAAGTGTAATGGTTACCGATGTTAAAAACGCTCATATAAGGTGAACCTGTCCATAAACCGGCTTTTTTGTTACCACCGCATGAACCGCCACTTTCACACGTTCTGGCGGCTGTAGTTTGAGCTTGTGGGCGAAACTGTGTTTGCATTCCTACCATTTATATATACCCTAAATATTTTATTTTTTTATTTGATCGGGGAAAAATAATATTTATCTAAATGGTTTAAATATATCGCAACATTTATCAATTATGGAAGACAAAACCGTTGAAAAGAACATTCTTCATGATGATGATATTGTAAGTGGAGAAGATGGGCTAATTTTTAACCCATATAATCCCCTAAATGTGGAGATTACATTGAATGACGTTCAATCTATTCTCACTAAATATGGCGTTCCCGGAATGGTAAACAATGTTGAATTGTATAAAAGAGCATTTGTTCACCGATCGTACACCAAACGCCCTCATTTGGAAAATCTAGCACAGAATATTACTATTGTTGAGCGCCCATCTGACTGCATGACATTGAAAACAAAGTCCAATGAACGGCTAGAATTTTTGGGTGATGGTGTTCTTGAGCTTATTACAAAATATTATTTGTATAGAAGATTTCCTAAAGAAAATGAAGGATTTATGACTGAAAAGAAAATTGCTATTGTAAAAAACGAGGCCATTGGAAAAATTGCCATGGAAATGCATCTAAATAAATGGCTAATTTTGTCAAAACATGCAGAGGAAAAGAAAATTAGAACTAATTTAAAGAAACTCGGTTGTCTTTTTGAGTCGTTTTTAGGTGCTTTGTTTCTAGATTTCAATAAAATTTCAGTAAAGGATGAAGAAGGGTGGTTTCAAGACGTTTTTGTTACTGGACCTGGTTTTCAAATTGCGCAAAAGTTTGTAGAAAACATTTTTGAAAAGCACATAGATTGGATTGCACTTATTCAAAATGACGACAACTATAAAAATATACTACAAGTCAAAATTCAAAAGGAATTCAAGGTGACTCCGCATTATTTAGAGATTGATCACGATGTTGAAAATGGCTACAAGATGGGTGTATATTTGTGCATTGGTCAGCCTATACACGCCGTAAGCATACACAATGCAACTCACCTTGACCACGTAAAAACGTTTAAAGAAATTCAAGAATGGATTGTCAAACTAGGAAAGGTTTTAATTTTTCTAGGTGAAGGGCAACATAAAATCAAGCGAAAGGCAGAACAAATTGCTTGCAGTGAAGCACTGGAAAAAATTAACGCTTATTCTGCATAAAGTTTTATATATTTACTTTATATAAGCAATGAATCCTTTAGAATCATTAAAAGTAAAATTAAGAATAAAACCAGTTGTGGAAGAGCATGAAAAAATTGCCGTTGTTGTTCCTGTTCCAACTTCTCCAGAAAAAGTTGAATTAAGCAAGGTAACTATTATTGATGAGCGCGGAACTGACACTGGTTTTAACAGAGAAACGCTGTTTACCAAATTACAAGAACGCAAATTAAATAAAACCGTTGTAAAACCAAATGTGAAGCTAAGCTCTCTTCAGGAAGAGCAAGAAAAAGAAGAACCTCAAAAGAAAAAGGCGAAAAAAATTGCTAAAAAGATCTTATTTCAGTTGCAAGAAGAGGGTGTTCCAATTGTTCAAGACAAGGAAGGAGAAGAAAAAGAAGAAGGAGAGAAAAAAGAATTCCAAGGCGAAGCAAAGGAAGAACTTGTAGAAACTGAACCAGGACCAAAAAAACGTCGCACCAAGCGCCCTACAAAAGGAGTTATTCTTGTGCCCCCTGAAGAGTGGGTTGATATTGACAAAGTTGAAACCATATCTCGTCTGCCTCCCAAAAAACCTCACGTGAACATTAAGGTTTCCAGTTATTTTATGAATAATAGGGAGAAATTTGTTAACTTTATTAACTCCATGTTTAGCACATATCGCGATGAAGTGATGGACGAAACCTCTGACATATCCTGTGATAATATTGGCCAAAGTTCTGCTGGCGATTTTTCTCTCTTGACTCACCAAAAATTAGTTAGAGATTACTTGAATTTATATACACCTTATCGTGGGCTTTTGCTATTTCATGGATTGGGTAGCGGCAAAACGAATAGTTCAATAGCCATTGCAGAGGGGTTCAAGAGTAATAAAAAAGTTATTGTAATGACCCCTGCGTCTTTAAGAAGGAATTATATAGAAGAAATTAAACGTTACGGCGAGCCAATTTATAAGAAGAATCAATTTTGGCAGTGGATTTCAACGAGAGACCATCCTGAAGCCATTGACACATTATCAAGTGTGCTCAACTTGTCGGTTGAATATATTAACCGAAAAAAGGGAGCGTGGTTAATAAATACTACAAAACCCAGCAACTATGACTCTTTGGAACCAGCAGAAATTAAAAGTTTAGACGATCAACTTGATGAAATGATTCAGTATAAATACAAGTTTATTAATTACAATGGTTTGCGCCGAGACAAATTAAAAGACATGACAAACAATTTTGAAACAAATATATTTGACGACTCGGTTATTATCATTGATGAAGCACACAACTTTATTAGTAGAATTGTAAATAAGATTGCAAAGGAAAAGGAAATTCCTATAGATAGAACTGGCAAAAAAGAACGAGTTCCTTACTCATTGGCACTCATTTTATACGAGTTATTGTTAAGCGCTAAAAATGCAAGAGTTGTTTTGTTATCTGGAACGCCAATTATTAACTATCCAAATGAAATTGGAATACTTTTCAATATCTTGCGCGGCTACATAAAGACTTGGGAGATTCCACTTGACGTTCGTTCAGGACAATCTGTTGGTAAAGAGAAGTTACAGGAAATATTCGCGAGAGAAAAAGTATTAGATTATTTGGACTATTCCAAAGATAAAGTGTTGACCATTACAAGAAATCCTTTTGGATTTGAAAATAAAGTAAAAGAAGATACTGGTTATCAAGGAGTTACTAACAAAAAGAAGGAGTATAAAGACGATAAAGGAAAGGTGCACATTGAAGAACGTGGAACTATTAGCGACGCCGATTTTGAACGCAGAGTTATTAGTATTTTGGAAAACGCTGGAGTCAGCGCAAATACTGCAGGAATTAAAATTAATTACCAAAAAGCTCTTCCGGATAAATTTGACGATTTTGTTGATATGTTTATTAAAGCCGATTCTGGAGAAACAAAAAATATGGAATTGTTCAAGCGTCGCATTATTGGTTTAACGTCTTATTTCAGAAGTGCTCAAGAATCACTCATGCCTAGATATGAGAAGCTGACAGATTTTCATGTTATTAAAATACCAATGAGCGATTATCAATTCACTGTTTATGAAGCAGCTCGCGCTCAAGAAAGAAAACAAGAAAAAAATTCTAAGAAAAAGAAAGGAGCGATGGATGAAAATGGAATTTATAAAGATCCCACTTCAACATACCGTATTTTCTCTCGTTTATACTGTAACTTTGTTATGCCAAAACCTCCGGGGCGCCCTCTTCCAAAAGAAGAACGCGAAGAGGCCACTCAAATGGAAAATGTCTATGAAGAAGCTTTAAAAGAAACTTCCAAGAAAGGAACTAATGATTTGGAGGGAGATGCATGGGATGGCGAAATTGAAGGCGATGAAGCAATTGAAAATTTGGCCGACGCAACTTATCCGGTACGCATTAAACGCGCGATTGAATTTTTAAAAGAACATGAAGACACGGTGTTATCACCAGAAGGACTACAAAAATACAGTCCAAAATATTTGAACATACTAGAGAATATTCAAGATCCTGAGCATCGTGGTTTACATTTGGTTTACAGTCAGTTTAGAACTCTTGAAGGCATTGGAATCTTTAAAATGGTTCTAGAAGCCAATGGTTTTGCTCAGTTTAAAATCAAAAAGGATGCAGGCGGCGTTTGGAATTTTGACATTAGCGAAGAAGACAGAGGAAAACCAATGTTTGCTTTATATACTGGAACGGAGTCAGCTGAGGAAAAAGAAATTATTCGTAATATTTATAATAGCGACTGGGACGTAAAATCGCCCATTACAGCCGAGCTAAAAGAGATTGCTCACAATAATCACATGGGTGAAATTATTAAAGTTTTAATGATTACTGCGTCTGGTTCAGAAGGTATTAACTTGAGAAGCACGCGCTACGTGCATATTATGGAACCATATTGGCATCCTACTCGTGTTGACCAAGTTGTAGGCAGAGCACGTCGCATTTGCAGTCATAAAAATTTACCTGACGCACTTCAAACTGTAGAAGTGTTTTTATATTTGATGACGTTTACAAAAAAGCAAATTGATAGCGGCGAATCCATAGAGTTGAAAAGAATGGATAAGAGCAAACGAGCGTATAAGATTCAAGTAGAGGGAAAAGAAGATAAAGAGGAACAGATACCATTAACTAGTGATGAAGCCTTGTTTGAAATTTCAACTATAAAAGAGGATGTGAGCTCTAAGATAATAACTGCCATAAAAGAGGCGTCTATTGATTGTGCTGTATATTCAAAGCGCGGTTCAAAGGAGCAACTAAATTGCTTGCAATTTGGTGAACCGTCTTCTAGTGCATTTTCATATGTTCCTAGTTATAAAAAGGAAGAACCGGACACTGTGTCAAAAATAAATAAAAAACAAATTGAATGGCGCGGAAAACCATACGAGTTCCGTGGAAAAAAATATATTTATCGTAAAATAGATAAAACTCGTGGAAATTTATATGACTGGGATAGCTATCACAGAGCGTTGGAGAATGCCCAAGTGGACCCAATTTTAATTGCCACAGCAGAACAAACTCCCGCAGGCGTTGTTATTAGAAAGATTTAATTTTTTTATAGATTGCTTATTATTTTTAGTTTCATTTCATAAATTGAAACTAAAATGCTCAATAATTTATCCAACAGGTAAAACATTTTTTGTTGTTAAACATGATAAAACAATAATTATAGCCATGCTTATTCTTTTCATTTTTGCATATTTTATGTGATAATCTTCAAGTTCAGTTAATATATACAATTTTTCTAGTCTGTCTTTTTCAGTTTCGTTTGTTTTATTGTAAGCAATTGCCAAACCTGTTAACATGGATATTATAACAAATTCTGTAGGAATAATCAAGTAATGGTTTGAAATTTTGCTATCCAATTCTGATATAATGGTGTTTATATTAAATGTCTCCTTGTAAGTTGTTCTAACAAATGCAGATATTGACGCTATTTTTGTTTGATCCATTTCAATTGCTTCATAAAGAGGTGTAGATTTATATACAGGGAGTAATTTTATTAATGGTCTTTTTTTAACAATGTATGTTTGATTTATATCGTGATATTCTTGCATATTTTCCCACGCCACTTCTCCATCGTCCCATGTTATTTCTTTTATTTCGGTTAACTCTTTTGTTTTGTCTATTTTTATTGGACTTTCATTTTTATGTTTAAATGGTGACCAAAAACCAGTTACACTCCATTCGCGTGTATTTATTAATAAATATATCAATGAAGCTCTTAGAATTATCATTCTCACAGTTGTTATTATTTGTCTTTATAATTATTTATACAAATTTAATCAATTTTTATTTTATTTTATTTTATTTTATTCATCTCCCAATCGGTTCCCATTCTCTTGTTTGATTTAAATGATTTAAATTCCATTCTTTAAGCATTTTTATCCAACCTAAAGTAAGGATTCTTCTGCCTGATTCTATGTAGTATAAATTAGGAAACTTTATTTCTCCAAGTTTTTTTGTTAAATCAGAATCCTCTGCTACATTTTTTGTTTCATCAAACCCACCAACCTTGTTAAAAATTTGTTTTTTTGTAATAATACATTCTCCTCTCCCATATTTGTAAACGCGCATGCGAAGGTTTACAAGTTTGCAAAAAAATTTGTTTTTTAACTTATCAACCGCATTTTTTGATACATCTTTTGGTAAAGACATTTTCAAAATAATGCATCCACAAGTATTAATGTGTTTATTAATATATTCTAGAGTTTTTGGTATGTCTTCAATAACAACGTCTGCGTCTAAAAAAATAACAATATCATTGGACGCATGTTTTGCTCCAATATTTCTACCGGCGGATATGTTTTTTTTTGTACTGTAAACAATTGAAACGTTTTCTTTCTTAAAATCTGTTTTTTCTGGTATTTTTTTTAAAGACGAATCTGATATAATAACTTCTATGTTGTCATAGTTTATAAATTGATCTACCGTTTTTATTAAGGTTTCAATTGGTTCTTCGTAACTAGGAATTATAATTGATATCGGAAGCATATTATATAATAAATATAAATATAAAAATTCAAATATAAAAAAGCGTAAAATAAACAGTTATAAATTTTTATTGGGAGTTGCCAATTTTTATTTTAGTTATAATAGATAATATTTCGCTTAGCTTTTCATCCAAGTTATTTATGCGTTCATGTATATTTTTTAATTCTTCCTTTACGTCTGGTTGCAAATCTTTTGCAGTCTTCAATTTTAAAAATATGTCATTCTGAATGGGTTTATTTTTGTTGACTGGTTCAATTTCATGAATATTCAAATTAATTCCATTGAAATCCGCAGAAGAAGATTCGTATTCGGAATTTGGTCCCCACGTTACAGTTTTTTCTGATTTATCCAAAGGCGGACCAATTTGTATTAGCTTTGGCGTTTGTTGATGAACGTATTGATACTGCGTTTGTTTTTGTTCCATTTTAAGTTTAGAATTTTCATTTTCCTCTATTTTTTCACTTTTAACAGACGTTTTTGCGGGTTTTAACCATTTCTCAACTTCATTTTTATTTGCGCTTTTATGAATATTTTCTATTTCAAAGTTTCTCTGAGCCAGAGTTCGCGCAATTAATTCATCCATAGCGCTTCCAATCGGTTTATCCAAATCAGAATCACTGAAATTTGGCGTTTCTGGAACAGGAACCGACATTGCGTTCATAAAGTTGTTTTTCTTTTCTTGGAGGGACTTTTCAAACGCAGTAAGTCTCTCGCTGTGCAAATCTTCTATAGTAAAATTGGTAGGTTCTTTATTAGAAATGTTTATTTTTTGTGGTTGTTGTTTAAAGCTTGTCATTATGTGCCCTATAAATTTTTTATTCATTTGCATTAAATTTTGTTTCACAATTTTCTCCCTTTCAAAAAACGTTTTCGCTTGGTTTATAAAAAAACCCCTCGCATTAGAAACCTGTTCTTGAGATTTTAGTCTATCCTTAACATCATCTAAAATTATTTCCCAAAGCATTTCAATATTTTCCGTTGTAATAAAATCTATGTTAACTTGCGCATTGGCCATAGAATTTTGATATATATAACTAATAATTGTGTATTATTTATATACTTTTATCCGCTTATTACAGTTCCTTATTAAAATAAACCTTTCTGAATTGTTCCATATACTTGTCGTCTAATATATGTGTTTTAAAATATTTGCTGTCATGGCGATCCTCTAACATATGAGCAATAAAATACAACGAATAAATCCCACATTCTGTGTCGCCATATTGATGTTCAATAGGATAATTCTGATCAAATTTAAAATTAATTGGAATTTTTAACTGCTTTCCTTGTTTAATAATGCGATTCACCAATTTCATAACTTGTTTGGGCGCCTTATCACCCGCGCTGTCAAAGAAAAATATCTCACCTTTTTTAATATTAACAAACATGGACACCCAGTGAGAACCACCCTTATAGTGGGGATCCAAGTTAAATATCATTCCTATTTTGAATCGTTTATTTTTAATTTCATCTTCAATATTAAAATGACACAATTCTTCCCAAACACATTCTCCGTATAGTTTATGCGTGTCAAAATCAATCGGTGACGGGCCAATAAAATCAAAGCACTTATATTTAATTTCATACTGTTTCATAACCTCTAATATATCAGTACTTGACAACCATTCATTTGGATTTTTACTCCACTCTTTCGGCGAGACTGGCGCAAAAGATGAATGCAATTCCTTGTCTAATTTTCCTTCAACAAACTTTTGTTTTAACCAACACGATTCTTTATTGCAAACACCTCTTAGCTTTCCATTTAACTGTGTCCAAATATCCTTTGCGTCATTTGATTCAATTTTAGAATCTGTATGACGAGCATTCCACAAATCTTTTAATTTATACAAAGTATCATCCTCTAAACAAGTGTATTTTTTGTCAGCCGTTTTAGGGCTGCATCTTAATTTTACCGTTTTTAGCTGTTTTATCATTTTTTCTCTAAATAAATTATTTCTTCTAGTAGTTTGCTTCTTTGATGAAGTTTTATTCTTTTGCGTTTTATTATGATGTTTATTTTGTCTTGTCTGTTTCGTCGGTTTCTTTTTTCTCTGAGGATTCCTCATATTTATTATTGATATTATTCTTTTTACGAATACCTTTATTCTTTAATACTGGATCTTTTAAATTAATATCCTTTTGCATCGGAATAATTGGAGCTTTTTGGCATATTTTTGTTGTTGTTCGTTTTACAAGTTTTTCTAGAGCGTTTGGTTCTGTTATTTTAATTGAACGCATTAATAATTTATTAAGTTCAGCTTGTTCGCTTTCTGATAAAGCGCCGATTCCCGTCCCCAATTCATCAATAAATCCATCGTAATCCGACTGAATTATGTCAGTTTTATCTAAAGCTTTAAAATACTCAATACATACTTTGACATATGAATCAAATGCAGAAGAAACATCTGGAAACATCATTTTGGGTTTTTCATTATTTAATAATTGCTTTGTTAAATCAAATATGCGTCTTTTATAAAATTTCTTTTCTTTTTTATTTATAATTTTGTTGTTTGATTTTCCCTGACTTTGACTAATATACTTTGCATATTGAGTTTTGTTCATTAAGCATTCTAATGTCATTTCTGTCATTACATTTTCTGTCATTACATTTTCTGTCATTATATATACTATCTTGAAGAAAATGCCGTTGCCTCTTTAAGCCGTTTAGTTGTTTTTTCTTTTCTTATTTTTTATTTTTTATTTTTTATTTTTTTTGTTTCTTATTTTGACCACACATATCATTTGGCGTTAAATTCTTAAGCTGCTGTCTAGTGCAGTTTTGGAATAATCCTTGACCAAGATTCTCAGGATTTGGGTTAAAAGAATTAAAATGTTCATTTTGAAATAATCCTGGAAAAGGTTGTTGCACGTTGTTGCCGTTCTTGAAATTAAATTTATACAAGTCGCTGTTTGAACTGGGAACATACACAGACTGGCTGCACGATTGAAGCGCGTAAATTTGGTTTCTTAATTCAGATTCAGTGTTAATATTTGTGGCAAAACCAGACCACGGAGCTTGAGCGTTTCCAGGATTAAACACTTCAGTTGTACTATATACTGGCTGTTGAACCAATGGCGTTTTAATGGGTGCTCTGGGGTCAACGATGGGCATAATAGAATATTTTGTCATAACTGGTCTAACACTTAAATAAGGCTGCAACATATGAGATGGAATATTTCTATCATAGATTCGCGTATTAATAGAATTTGTTATTTGAGATGCACACTCTCTTGTTCCTTCTTGACTTGTCATTAATATACTGAAATATAATTTATTTTTGGTTACTACACTTTTCTAAATGTATAAAATCAATATAAAGAAAAATGGCCTTAATAAATAAGGAAACTACATGTGTGGAATATTTGCATTATTAAACAACGATAATTTGTTTCAGCAAAAATTTATTAGTGACCAATTTATGAAAGGTCAAGGCAGAGGTCCAGAATTTTCTAAAATGACGCCATATACGTTGCAGTGTTTATTGGGATTTCATCGCTTAGCTATTAACGGTTTGAACGACTTGTCTAATCAACCAATTATAATTGGCGATGTGGCTCTTATTTGCAATGGCGAGATTTACAATTATAAAGAGTTATATTCTCTGATGGGTATGACTCCTGTTACGCAATCAGATTGCGAGGTAATTATTCACTTGTATAAAAGGTATGGGATGAAACAAACTCTGCAAATGTTAGACGGAGTATTTGCGTTTGTTCTTTGCGATGCTAATATTAACGATTCAACGTCAAAGATATATATTGCAAGAGACCCTTATGGTGTTAGACCGTTGTACACACTAATCCAAAGAACTGTTGGCCCAGATGGCCGGATGCCTATTTATGGGTTTGCTTCAGAACTAAAGGAATTGTCGGAGTTTTCTAAAACAATTCCAGACCACTTGATTGAGCATTTTAGACCTGGAACATATAGTAAGTTTGTTATGAAATACCAGGTATCTCCAAAGTGGGAGCTGAACAAAGAGCACCACGTGTACCATTCTCCTGGATTCTCTAGTGTTATCTCTGAAAACGCCGTAGATGTGCAGAGAGTTTATAAGGGAATCCACCACTATTTATCTGAAGCCGTTAAAAAGAGAGTCTTAGTTACCGAACGGCCTATTGCTTGTTTATTGTCTGGTGGTTTGGACAGCAGTCTAATTACCGGTCTTGTAAACGAATTTCACAAGCAAAACTCTGATAAGCCATTGGAAACGTTTAGCATTGGTCTAGAAGGTTCGGAAGACTTGAAATATGCTCGCATTGTCTCAGATTACTTGGGAACAAACCACACTGAAATCTTGTTGACGGAGCAGGATTTTATTGATGCAATTCCAGAAGTTATTTGCGCCATTGAAAGTTATGATACTACCACAGTAAGAGCCAGCATTGGTAATTACTTGTTGGGAAAATACATTGCTGCTAATAGTGATGCAAAAGTAATTTTCAATGGTGATGGTTCTGATGAATTGTGTGGAGGTTATTTGTATATGCATGCAGCGCCTGACGCACTTGAATTTGATAATGAGTGTCGTCGCCTTTTGAGAGACATTCACGCATTTGATGTTTTGCGTTCTGATAAATGCATTTCATCTCATGGATTGGAGCCCAGAACTCCATTTTTGGATAGAACATGGGTCCAACACTACTTGAGCATTCATCCATCGCTCAGATTTCACAAGGGTAATAAGCAGTGCGAGAAATTTTTGCTGAGAAGCGCGTTTAGTGAGGAAAATTATTTGGACTCAAATGGAAGCGCGTTGTTACCTAAATGCGTTTTATGGAGGACTAAGGAAGCTTTCAGCGACGGAGTTAGTAAAAATACTAGATCATTGTATGAAATCATTCAAGAAAAGGTTGCAACAATTTCTATTTCGCAAGAGATTTTTAATGTAAAGTATGATCATAATTGCCCAGATACAGACGAAAAGAATTATTATCGCGGTATATTTGAAAGTTACTATCCTGGGCTAGGAAATGTGGTTCCTTATTTTTGGATGCCGCGTTATGTAGACGCCAAGGATGCGAGCGCAAGAACATTGCAAATATACAATGAAGTTAAAGTTGACACAAGTTAAATAAACTTTTGGATAATTAATTTGCATTTTTGCAAAGCTACATTTTCAAAAGTTTATGTAAATGAGAATATGTGACCAAAATAAGTAAACCAATAGGTAAAACTAACGGTTCATAATAATTTAAATAAGTCCAGGTCATTACAAATATAATTGGAAATATATTACCACGAGGTATCATTTTATAGCAGTCGGATGTTCTAAAATAAATCCAAACTCCGGAACAAATTATAGCAATGATTACTTTGTTGCTGTAAGTTAAATAATTATCTAATAACATATTATATATTATGTTTACAAAATTATATTTAGACACAACAAATCCAAAACTTACTTTTTCTCATCTTTTTGACCCAGCGACGTTAGGTCCAATGATAGTTTCCATCCTTTTACATACAGTTGTTTACGTTTTATTTTGTAATATAGTAAGCTGGGTGTTCTTTGGAAAATTTTTATCAAATACAATAAATATAAGACTAGTATCGTGTTTAATTCTAATTATGTTTTTTGGGTTTATAGGAAGATTTATTCACGTAAAAGATATTTACAAAGGATATAATGGAAATATGGAAAAAACAAGAGAATATACAGACAAACACTATATTTCTTGGATCTTTATTTCATAGGCAAGTGGTTGAATACTAGAGATAATATAATAAAATAAAATTCATGCGTTTATTTTATTCGTTGCATATAATAAGATATGTCAATACAGAAGAATTTATATAAGATTCAAAATTTTTGGTTTAATGTCTTTATTGTTGCAACCTATTTTCTGTATATATTATTTGCAATTGGAATATTTAAAAGCGCTCCACAATATTTAGAAAAATTAGATTACTATGTTAAAATATATATAAGCATTTTTTTATTGTGGCGATTCAATCCTTTTAGAACAATACATTTCACTGAACTAGATAGAAAAATTGCGTTTAGTGCAGGAATATTCTTATTTACAACTAGCGCAGTTAATAAAATACTTGCCACATATTTAATGGATGCAAAAAATACAATAATATCTAAAATACCATTTTGAGCTAATAATTTCTTCTTGTTCTTTGCTTGTTTGATCTGCTGCTGTTTTTTACGCTTTGTCTCCTACTTATTTTTCTAGTAGAAGCGACAGGTTGATGTGGTTTCCTATTAAAAAATACAATTAAATGTTCCATTGTTTTTTTAGTAATGATTTTATCAATCTCGTATTCTTTACCATCCTTTTCCATATAAACAAATTCATATTTGTTCATATTCTCTTTCATAAAACCAATAAAATCGTCATTGTCATACTTTTCCACAATAATCTTAGAAAGGATTGTGTTGCTATTTATAAATCGTTGAATCATTACGTCAAAATCTAGATCATGTGTATATGGTTTAATTTTTATATAATACACATTTTCATAATTCATTTCAGGATAATACGTGTCATCTAAGTAACATATTTCAGCGTCTTTGGGAAGTTTTGTACATTTTATTAAATCTTTCATTGATTTGTCGTGACTAGAACGACATAATTCTATTCTTTTTCCGTTTATTTTAAAAGCTGATATAACGTTATTAAATATTTTATAATTCATTTTAGACTCAAAATAATTTTTAACATAATTTACCCACTCCCTGGGGCCTTGATTGTTTGTGTAAATCATAACGCCTTGACATTGTTTGCTAAGCTTTTTTTGTTTTAAAAAATTAAAAATTGTGAAAATATTGGGACGTAAAAATTCTGGAAATAAATCTAATATGTTATTAAATATGTCTTGATTTATGGTTATTTTGTTATCTAACTTGTGCAGTTTAATATAGTTATTTAAAGAATCCCAAAATATTCCCAACTCAACAAAATAACCCATGGTTTCATCCATGTCAAATACAACTATTTTTGATTTATTTAGAGGCATCTAAAATAGTAGGATATTTAAAATAACTACAAAATAGTTATTTTAAAAAATTTTTATTGTTTGCGATTTATATGTTATCTGGAAAAATTGGTGAAAAAGTCATTTATACCAATCAAGACAAAAAAAACAGTTTGATGGATAAAATAAATACACTTAAACTGCAAGAAATGAGAATAATAAATTACAAAAAGAGTAAGAAGTATGAATACAATAGCGTTATACCGTTAAAAATTTATCAGACTTGGCACTCTAAAGATTTGCCAGCATTCATGAAACAATCAGTTAATAAATTAAAAGCAAAACATCCGCGTTTTGAGCATTTCCTTTTTGATGACAATGACTGCCGAGAATTTATTGCCAATAACTTTGATGCTAGTGTATTGAATGCGTTTGATTCTTTAATACCAGGGGCTTATAAAGCTGATTTGTGGCGTTATTGTATTTTATATAAGAATGGAGGAATATACTTGGACATTAAATATGACTCTATAAATTCATTTAGATTTATTGAATTAACAGAAAAAGAACACTGGGTTATAGATATTGACGGAAACAATGTTTATAATGCTCTTATAGCAGTTAAACCAAACAATGAAATTTGTCTTAAATGCATTAATCAAATTGTAGAGAATGTAAAAAACCGATATTATGGTGCCAGTTGCGTTGATCCGACGGGACCTGGTTTGGTTGCTAAATTTATTGGCGACGAAAGAAGAAACATTGAACTTGAACACATTTGGAATAAACCAACTGATGATAAATTTATTCTTTATAAAAATGTGGCCATTTTAAAAATGTATAAAGGATATTACGACGAACAAGAAGCAAATAAAAAAATTATTCATTATCACATTTTATGGAGATCTCGCAAAATTTACAAATGATAAACATAATTTATTACATCAACCTTTGAAAACGTTCATTTTTCCACCCATCTGATTCGGATCCTGCTTGCAAATGATGTATCATATTTTTATGAAACAAATCTTCATTAAAACAAATCATTGCGCTATTTTTATAACAAACGTATTGTTTCTTATTATCAAACAATTTCATGTTATTTTCTTGCAGATATTTTTCAATTCCATCTGTAAAAACACCAGGACCCGTTAAAAAGTGAACAATGTGCTCACCTTTTATAATCTGCACGTTTGTAATTCTCTTAATAGACAACTCAATGATAGATTTTAAAATAGGCGAATTTGCTGACGCCGCAAAAGTCCATTGACATAAATGCATCGTGTCATCTTCAGGCGCGCAAACAATCATGGTGTTGTGCAGTGTAAATACATTTGGATTGCAGTTGCATATAGCGTCAGCGTCTGCATATATTCCACCATATTTATATATAATACAATAACGCCATAGATCTGCCCTCATTACAGATAATGGGAGTCTATTATAAACCTCATATACAATTTCGCCAAATTCTTCAACCATCTCAGTTCGCATAAATTCATCGCACATTTCATTTGTATAAAAATGATATCCAAATTCAGGAACAAAACGCTTCCAAGAATTTAATGCAAATTGCAATTTAGGTTTACTCTGAATATATTGAATAGACTTGTGCGTCTGAAATATTCTTTTTGGAATTCCAGATTGCTGAAGCTGTTGTTCATCTTCGTCGTTTTCCGTTATAATAAATTCCATTTATACGTTTAATTTAGCTTTTATATTTATTTTTTTAACTATTTGCTAAATAAATTAAATCTTTGCATAATATAAATAAATTTCATGCCTTATCAAATTTCAAAAGCAGATTACTCTAAAATACTTGATTATTATGGTTTAACTGTCCCTAAAAAAACAGAAGACATTAAAACAACTGCCGAAAAAATTTTAGCAAAGAAGTTGTGTTCGTGTATAAAGAAGGTAGGAGAGCCGCGATCTATCGGAATTTGCACTAAAACTGTTTTAAACAGAAAAGGGCTTTCGCGTGGCAAATTCAAATGTAAAAATGGACGCAGTATTGAATTGAAAAAGACTGTGCGAAAACTAACTGTTCCAAAAACTAAAAACAAAACAAAAACGCAAAAACGACGTTAGGGGGCGTTTAGCAGTTATAAATTATTATCTATCATAATTATATGTCAATACATAATAAATATGATATCATTATTGTAGGAGGAGGCATTTCCGGCTTATACAGCGCATATAAAATTCTTAAAATGGTGCCAGAAACAAAGCTGCTAGTTCTTGAGCGTTATAAAAAACACTGGCTCGGTGGTAGAGTCGGAAATGAAATGTTTCAAGGAGTTCAAGTCGTAAACGGTGCAGGCGTAGGGCGCAAGGAAAAAGACTATTTACTCATTGAACTATTGAAAGAGTTAAAAATACCCTATGGCGAATTTCAAGTGTCGCACAATTATGCAGAAACTATTTCACCACCATGCGACACAAAGAAAGTATTTAATATATTAAAAAAACAATTTAAAGAAACTCCGGCAAAGAAAACGTTTAAAGAATTCGCGTTGCCTATTCTGGGGCCTGTTGTATACAAACGCTTCACCATTTGCGCTGGATATACGGACTATGAAAATGAAGACGCTGGGGATACTCTTTTTAATTATGGATTTGAGGACAACTTTGGTCATTGGACTGCTCTACACATTCCATGGAAACTTTTGGTTGATACAATTGCTAAAAAAGTTGGATTTCAAAATATTCGCGTTTCTAGCAATGTAACTTCAGTTAAAGAGATTTCACCGTGTAACTTCATTGTAGATACTGAAAAAAACCTTTCTTATTCATGCAGTAAAGTCATATTAGCAACCACTATAAGCAGTGTTCAAAAACTTCTTCCAAACGATCCAATATATAAACAGATTCACGGTCAACCATTTTTGCGTTTATATGGCAAATTTACAAAAGCTTCTTCCGAAATAATGAAACAGTTTGTTCACGGATACACCGTTGTTCCTGGACCTTTAAAAAAAATTATACCAATGAATTTGGAAAAGGGAGTATATATGATTGCTTACACCGATAATGATGATGCCAAGTTTTTGAAAGACCGCTTAGAAAATACTCCAAAAAATAGAGACTATTTTTGTGATCTTTTGGAAGACGCTCTTGGAATTCCTGATGGCGTGTTGCAGTTGATAGCAATTAAGGACTTTTATTGGCCAATTGGCACCCATTATTATGAACCACTAAGGGGTCCTTATAAAAACCGCAAAGACTTTATCAAGAAAGCGCAAAATCCTATGCCAGAAATGCTTGTTGTTGGAGAAATGATAAGCATGAACCAAGGCTGGACTCAAGGGGCACTTGAAAGCGTGGAAGCAGTTGTTACTAAAAAATGGATTGACTCGTCTTGCTAAGTTTACTTATTAACTGTTTTTTACACCTTTTCTCATTTAAAACGCCCATTTAAAGGACAAAAAAATATTTTGATTTCTTAGGTGAAAGAACTAAATTAAAAGATAACGCGCGTTATACATTTATATTTAAATATTAAACTGAATATAGGTGTTCAATTTAATTATGACCGGTTATAGCGTAATAACCATGATAACCAATTGCAGCAAATCCCAACATCAATAGGAACTCAAATGCGTATCTAGGTGTCATCTGTTTATTGTATCCAATATAAATCAAAAGTGGTCCAACAACAAATATGTGAAACAAATTGACCCATGGATTTTTTCCTGCGGAAACTTTTAGATAAGTCTTATATGAGTGATAGAAAACAATAATGATTCCAAGAGTTAGCAAAATAGGATACATGAATGTGGGTGTATTCGTGGATTTAATCCCTACATATAAGAATAGGGTTCCAACTATTAAAATATGAAACAAATGAACGTATAATTCTTTCATTTATATATTACTCATTTATTTATTTTTTCTTTGTAAAATATATAAATGTATACTAACTCTGCGTTTAACTACTCTAATACTCAAGCACATCAAACCGGTGGAAAAAAAACGGTTAGAAAGGTTCTTATTAAGAAGGGAAAAGGTCACAAGAGCGTTAAATATTATAAAAACGGAAAACTTGTTTCAACTGTTAAACGTGGGCTAAAACCAGTTGAAGTTGCTTTCATCAAGATTGGCAAATTTATTCCTGGTCTATTCAAAGACTGTCCGTGCAATAAAACCAGAAAACACAGACACTAATTATTTTGCAAGATGGTCCATTGCAGACAAAAGCACTTGTTCCTGGTTTGTCAATTTCTGGAATACTAGACATTCATCCATCTTTATTTGATAATGTTTATGCGCAAAATTCTTGCACGTGAGAGAAACGCCTGCGTCGGTTACGTTTATTGCGCACAAAAGTCCACCCGCGGTTAGATGCAAATTATCTGGGTCTTTTATAGGTATCCATCTTATAAAAGCACCGTGTCGCAATTCATTCATCTCATCAACATACATATATTCTTTCAATTTTCGCATAATTTCTGTTATTTCTTGATGAGACAATTGCAACTCTTTAAGAATTTCCAATTTCATATCATTAATTTTTTTTGTTGTTAAATTCATAAACTTGGAATTCTCTTCATTGTCCAACGCTTTTAGTAATTTTTCAACGTCCATTATTTTACGATTGATATAGTATTGTGTTAAATTATTTTTATATTAAAATAATTTAAACCTTCCTTTTTATAGCTATTTGATGTTAAGAAACAAGCAGATTCACAAAAGGAATATTTTCTACCGATAATGTAGAATGAAGAAAGGTTCTGTTATAGCTTTTACTGCACTAATTCTCGTTGGTATAATTGGAGCTAATTTTTTAAAAAAAAAGGTCAAGAAGGATGTAGAAGAACCTATATTGGTGGAGGAAAAACCTATATTGGTGGAGGAAAACCCTATTAAGAATAATCTCTTTTTAAAAAGAAAAAAGAGAAAGACTCATGTTCGGGAAAAAATCAAACAGAAAAACATTAATGGACGGCCGCGATTATCTGTTTTTCGTTCTAATAAGAATATCTACGCGCAAATTATTGATGACAAGACTGGAACCACCATTGTGTCAGCATCTTCTCTTCAAATGAGTATCAAAGGTTCTAACCAAGTGGGTGCAAACATTATTGGTAAGTTAATCGGTGAGCTTGCTCTTAAAAAAGGAATTACAGAAGTTGTCTTTGACCGCGGCCGGTACCTATATCATGGACGTGTACAAGCTGTTGCCGATGGGGCAAGAGAAGCTGGTCTAAAATTTTAGATGTAACAAAAGATCGGATCGTTTATTAAGCGATCCTATCTTTTAATTTGGCAAAACCACCCCTGGCTCCAATTATCCGTGGATGAACAGCTTTCGCTCGGATGGCGCCCTCGGGCTTTACGGCTCTGTTCGGAATGGGAAAAGGTATAATACCGAACGCTAAATCACCAAAATTAAGAGAGGTGTACCAAAAATAAATCTCTGGTACAAAGTATACAGAGAAAAAAATATTCCTAAACAAAAGAAAAATAGGCGTTATCCTACTATTGTTTTAAATTAGTTTTATATTAAAAATAATTTAAATTTAAAAACGTCTCGCACTTATTTAATTAAATGCATTATAATATAACAAGTGAACTAGTCAACAATGTATCTTTTGATGCTAAATTTAACGACGTTATCGCATTGTCGTCAGCAGACAATATTGCAGAATTTAAAGATGTTCCTGGAAAGCAACATTATAGAATGCTTTCTTATTTATCATCATTATTTAACAATGCCATCATTGTTGACATTGGATCGCATCGCGGCAATTCAGCGCTAGCGTTATCATATAATGATACAAACATCGTTCATTCATTTGATATTGTTGACAATGTTGTTAATAATGAAATAAGAAATTTAAAGAATGTTCAATTCCACATTGAAAACCTATTTGATGCAAATATATGCAAAAAATGGGAAGAAACTATTTCGCGTAGCGCATTTATATTTTTGGATGTTGACCCACACAATGGATTTATGGAAATGGATTTTTATAATTATTTAAAATCTATTAATTATCAAGGGTTTGTTGTTTGTGACGACATCTGGTACTTTAAAGAAATGAGAAACAATTTTTGGCACAAAATTCCTTATAATGAACGTTACGATTTAACTGACATTGGACACTGGTCTGGCACAGGAATCTTTACATTTAATAATGAAATTTCTTTTAATAAATATGACAACACTAATTGGACTCTAGTTACAGCTTATTTTAACTTGACAAAATGTCCGGATGCAAGTGACGAGATTAATAAACGCGACAAGAACTATTATTTAGAACACTCTATTTCTACTCTATCTTTACCATATAATTTGGTTATTTATTGCGACAATGAAAGTTTTGATACTATTCGTAGTATTAGACCTACATACTTGAACGAAAAAACAAAATACATTATTTGCGAGTTTGACAATTTTGTCTTTAAAAACAAGGATCCTAGAACGTTTAAAGAATATAGAGATAAAATTCATCAAAACAGAAGAGAAAAGCCGTATAATTTTGACAATAGAAACACTGCAAGTTATTATTTATTCTGCACGTCAAGATACATTATGTTGAAAGATGTTATTGAAAGCAATCCATTTAATAGCACACATTTTTCGTGGATTAATTTTTGCATTGAGAGAATGGGATATCAAAATTTGATTCGTTTGGATGAAGCATTATCTATTAAACGCGATAAATTTTCAACTTGTTACATTGATTATATTCCCGAAGGGTTGGTTAAAAATACATCCGAATATTTTCTTTGGGGTAGGTGTGGTATGTGTAGTGGTTTTTTTACTGGAAACTCTGACTATATGTACAAGGTTTGCGATTTAATTGAAAATAAATTTTTAGACTATCTTGAACAAGGATATGGCCACGCAGACGAGCAATTATACAGTCCCGTTTATTTTGAAAATCCGGAGCTATTTGAACATTATTATGGAGATTACCAACAAATGATAACAAATTATACATTTATTTATGATTCGCCTGAACCACCCATACACAATTTTATAAGAAATAGTTATAATAATGAAAATTATATAAAATGTTACGAGGCTTGTAAGTTTGTATGGAGATCTTATTGTTTGAAGAAATGCAATTTAAATGAACAGTATTTGACTTCGCTTTATTGGTATTATATGAATTGTAAAAAACAACTATTAAAGTTTTAATTTACCAATTGGCTCCGAATGCGCTTCCACCAAGAACCTCGTTGGCGGCCATAATCATGCCACCATATGGGTCTCCCATTCCAGGAGTCGCCGCTCCTGGCATCGGGGTGGCGTCATTGCGATACATTGCATTATAGTCTGGAGCATTTTGTTGAACGGGTTCTGTTGGTAAGCTGCTAATTGATGTAGTTCCTTGGCTCATTCCACCATATAATGAATTGCCCATCGCGCTCGCATTATTGGGCAATTGATTTTGTCCAGAGATAGGTTGAGAGACTTTTACGTTTCCTTTGCCTTTTCCCTTGCCTTTCTTCTTATCATCTGCTGATTTGCCTTCCCATAAATCAACTAATCTGTCAAATAAAATGCTCACTTTCTCCCCCAATTTTGTTTGCAAGCTTAAGGTTATCAACAAAACTGACAATATAATATAAATCATGCTGTTGTCGGGATACTTTGTTCCACTGTATGTTGGCAAATATGTTGTAATTCTATGTATGTAAAATAAACCAATAAACATTACCACAATTTGAAGAAGAACTTCTGCTAAAAGTTCAAGACTTCCTTTTTCCTCATCCGCTTCAGGGACAAACTTTTGCATTGCCTTGTTTAAAATCACAATAGGTACAAATGATAATAATGAATACTGTGTAATATTCAATAGATCTGCCTTTGTGTCATCGTCAAAGTTGAAAACGTATTTAAAAAACCCTAATTTTGATGATAATTTTGAATCGTCTAGACTGTCCATATGTTTTATAAAAAGAAATTAAAATATTTATTTCCTGCCTTTTACTAAATAAACTCTTCCTAAAATAAGTTTTCAACATAGCGAACTGGATCATAAGGCGTTTGCTTGAACAACAATATTACAATTAAACCAATAAAACCATTTAATACAGAACTGTTAAAGTCTTCAAAGAGATTATCGTGCAGTTTTGTTCCGAAAATAATATCCATCCAGTCTGGTCCATAATTTAATTGACCATTTTGAAGATGATGTTCTTTATGCGTTGGAGATTTCAAATAATGGAAGTTTATAAGGTGATATGAGCTATACACTATTGCCCAAAAGAAAAGAACATAGTTATTAAATATTTCTATTGAAAATAACTTTTTAATTATCTCCCCTAAAAATATCAAAACAAACCCTCCATATATGAAAAAGTTCAAGAGTAATTCAACGATAAACACCCAATTTGCATCTGCATATTCTGGTGTGTGATGAAATAAATGGATGAAACCAATAAATTTAAAATTTTTATTGTGCGTAATATAATGCGTAATATAACACCAATATTCGGCAAAAAACAGCGTTAAGAGTGCCAATACGTAATTATGATCTGTTTTATAGGCAATGATTGAAATGTATGTAAAAAGAACCCAAAACGCTGCAAAATTTATGAAATATATTTTGTATAAACTTATAACTAATGGGTCTTCTTTGTTATAGTTGGCGCATTTTTCTTTTGCATTCATGTTATTTATTTGTTATATTATTTGCAGATATATTTTTTTAATGATGATTTAATAAATAGCAATAATATCTTTGTGGTTGCAACTAATATGGCCATAAATATCCACTGAAGAGTTACTACGTTGCGATTTTTCTTATCATATTTAATGGGGAACAGTTTATTTGCAGTGTCAATCATTGTCGTGTTTCCATAATGTTGCTCAATTTGTGTTACTGGACAGTCGCCATAATAATAATTTAATATTAAAGTTATTATAAAAAACAGATCCATCATAATCAATACAAATAAACTGTCGCTTAATAAAATAACTAATATAGGCAATGAAAATATTAAGAAGTGAAAAAACATCATAGTATAAATAAATACGTTTTGCATTGTTTGTATAAAATAACTGCAGATTTTTATTTTAATTTTAGTAAATAGTTGCGCGTAAATAAGTTAAAAACAAATTATTTAATAACTTTATTATGAGTAGCGCAAGATCAAATGCAGCAGCGAGATCTAGACGAGCTGGTGGAGATGCACCTCCACCACCACAACAAATGAATGGACGGCCTGGGCAACAGATACAAGGGCAACAAATGCAAGGCGGAGCAAAACTTACTATTTCGGATGCAATTGCACTTATTACTTTGCGTTTAGGTCGCGTTGAACAAATCGTTCAAAACATGCCAGTTGACAATCAATCGGATTTAGGTGAAAATTCTAGAGTTGTTGATGATGCAGTTCTTGCCAATATTGTTCATCGTTTGGAGAATCTTGAAAAGGGTCAGAAAGTTTTAGCTGAGAAAAAGTTTGCAGTTTTAGCTCCTAATGCAACTGTCGCTCCCATCAACTCCCAATTATCCGAATCTGTTGATGTATTAAAGGCTGAAATGGTTCAAGTAAAAGATTTATTAATGCAATTGCAATCTTTTACAATGCAAACAAATCAGCGACTTTCTGAAATTGTTTTTAACAATGGAGAATTTGTTGATCACTCTGAGGATTGCAATGAGGATATTGTCAGTGAAAACTTGGTAGACGACTTATCAGCTCAGGCATTACTTGGCCTTCAAAATGCTATTGTTGAGGAAACTAATGACAGTAACAATTAAATAAAATATACGATGAAATAATATAAAGAAGTATATATCTTATTATATACATAATTTGCAATGGAAAAAGCTAACAAGGACCAGCCACTCAGCGAAACAAACCCAGAAAATTTGCAGGATATTATAAAAAAAATAGAAGCAGATGGAGAACGCATGCTTGGCGAATTAAAAAAAAACAGAAATGTTACCGACGAATCAGTTACAAATTTAATGAAAACTGGAGAAAAAGAATTTATAAAAAAAACTGGCCGCCGAATGACATATGGAGAAATCAGACAGACTCATGGTTAATTGTGTAATATATACATTAAAAATATATATATTATAATAATGATGAATTCAACTATTAATGAATCAAACAATTTAGACAACATTCAAAGACAGTTAATTAATCATTTTTTAAAAGACGAACAATTAAAAAATACAAAAAAAAATATTATTACAATATCTTTTAATGACCTATTAAATAATTTGTGTTTCCAATTGAAAAATAATGATATTGTTCTTGATTATAGATATTTTAAATTTTTATCGTGCCCAGAAAACTATGAAGCTGTTATTCAGCATATAATTTCTGTAATACAAAATGTTCTTAAAACACAAGAGGCGTTTATTTTTCATGTGAATATGAGCTCAACTACGCTTCTTCACATTGAAAAGTATTTTGGGTTTATAAAACAAATGTCGGAAGTCTTAAAAACAATGTTTCCCGAAAAGCTAAAGGTGTGTTATATTTACAATGCACCATATATTTTTTCAAATTTGTTTGCAGTAATAAGCGCATTTATTGATAAGAGAACACAACAAAAGATTAAATTGGTGAAAGATGAATAAAAAATTGATTTCAAAATAAGCAGTTTTAATTACTCTACAATTGCAAAGATGTCGTCGTCAGATAGAAATGTTAGGGACGTTATTCACCTTTTATTGGAAGTTATCCCTGAAGATCAAACTCTTCTTAGGGAAAAAATTATTGAGTTTAATGATACTACAATTAAAACTACTGCTCCTAGGCACAAAGAAAAGTGGAATCAAGCTCCTGAACACATGAACGGAATTTATTTCCAAGAACTAGGTTATATTTTAGAAGATAACACTGGCAAGATTGACACAGATTGGAAGAGAAATCTGGTAAAAGTTTTCGCCAATCAAGAATAAAAGAAGAATAAAACAAGAATTATCATAAAAAATTGAAATGTATTAAATACATTTTTTAATTGTAAACAAACACAATGCTGCTAACGATAACGGAAAAGACTAAAAAGGATATTTTCATTTCGCTGTTTCAGCTTTTGAAGGCCGCATCGTCCTCTATAACTATTATATTCTTGGAAGACCATGCTTACATTCAGGGTATGGATGGCAGTCACGTCTGCTTATTTGACGCAAGAATATATAATGTGTGGTTTGACAAATACGAGATTCTTGAAGACGACCTTAAGAACGTTTGTTTGAATTCGCAGATTCTTTATAATATTCTATCCATGTCACAAGAACAAGACTCTATAACACTTCATTACGATGGAGCCGCTGACTCTATTGAGATTGACTTGACCAACACAAAGGGAGAATTCAACAAGTATTTCAAGGTTCCGCTAATTGACATGGAAACGGATTTGCTTGAGATTCCCAGTGTTGATTACGACGTTGAATTTTCCATTAAGGCAAAAAAGATGAACGAGCTTATATCACAACTTGCAACATTCGGTGATGTTATTGACATTAAATGCAGCGAAGAAAAGATTGACCTGATTTCCAAGGGCGACTGTGGTGAGATGCTCGTCAATATTCCCATAGATGATTTGTCAGAGTTTTCAATCTCGGAAGGGCAGATTATTGATATCTCATATAGTCTAAATTATATTAATAAGATGTGTATTACAACAAAACTGGCTTCAGAAATTGAAATGTCAATCAGCGCCGATATGCCTTTGAAGATAAAGTATGATTTAGGAAACAATAGTTCGGTTATGTTCTTCTTGGCACCCAAGGTTGAGTAATGTAGGGAACCAAGGTCATCAGAAATCCGTCGGATTTCCAGACCTACGACCCCTCCTATTTCTAAAATTTGGCTCAACCTTTTTTAAAGGTTGAAAGTGAGTATAAATAATAAAAATTAATTGTCAGTTTTTATTAGTTATTAATCATGTTGAAAATATTTATTGCATTTTTTGTTTTTTGTCTAGTCTTATTCATTTATCTACACGTCCAGTTTCATTTGAAGACTAGCAACGATTTAGAAGTTTACGAATTAGATATGGCGTCTAAAGATAAATTGGACGAAATATGCGACTTAAGGCAACCCGTTATTTTTGATTTTGAAAATGATAAGATTATTCAAACTGCCAACTCGTCTTACATTCAAAACAATTATCACGCATTTGAAGTCAAAATTAGAAACGCAAATGATCCCGACTACAGTAGTGAAATTTATATTCCTTTGCCTCTGCACTCTGCTAAACGGTTATTTGATGAAGATAAAACATCTTCTTATTTTTCTGAAAATAATGCTGATTTTTTACAAGAGACCGGAGTTATTAAGCACATGCAATATAACGACGAATTTATTCGTCCTCCAATGGTTTCCAACTGCAATTATGATATCATGATGGGTTCAGATGGAACAAAAACGCCGTTTAGATACGAAATAAATTATCGCAATTTCTTTTTAATAACAGAAGGAAGGGCTCTTGTTAAATTGGCTCCTCCACAAAGCTCAAAATATTTGTATTCTGTGAGAGATTATGAGAATTTTGAATTTAGATCACCAGTGAACCCATGGAAAGTTCAAGCACAATATAGTGCAGATTTTGATAAAATGAAGTGTCTTGAGGTGACATTAACCCCAGGAAAAACCATCAATATTCCGGCTTACTGGTGGTATAGCATCCAATTTGAAAAGGATACTTGTATTGCTTGTTTTAGGTACAGAACATATATGAATAATGCGGCAATTGTTCCACACATTGCTTTGCACGCGCTTCAACTTCAGAATGTCAAGAGAGAAGTTGCAAAGAAGCATGATATAAATGATTTTAATATGAAGGCCAAACCTTCAGAAAATGAGAGTTCAAATGTTTCTTCTCCAGCGAAAAGTGTGGTAGAGGGTGAAAAGGCGGAGGAACAGTCCACCGAAGAAATAAAAGCCGCCAACTTTGACAACACGACAACCATTAACAATTCTGTATTATAAATGTTTTTATTTTAACGCTTTTTTAAAATAAAATTGAAAAATAAATAATAAATAGATTAAGCTGTATACAATATGGAAACAATGAGGACACATCTTCAACTTCAAGCGCAGCGCGCAACCGTTCACGCGTCGTATGATGCAGCAATTGCGGAAAATAATGAAAAATTCTACAATGGAGACCCAAAAGCAACCTCTGAATATATTTATGAAAATCAGAAAACAGATGCCGAAAAAATTATTGCATTGTTAGTGAAAGGAGTTTATGCAGTAAGCATTTCTAAAAAAACAAAAGTAGGTATGGATGGTCTTATGATTGAAATTGCAAAACTAGCGTTGACACATCCTGATGACAATTTTATTCTAGATAGAAAGAATTCGTTTATTTTAACTGGAATGAGTTGTATTGCTTGGGAAACTGACATGAAAGACAAATCGCCAAGTTTCTTAAAAAATAACATATATCATCACGGCCAATTAAAAAACGCCCCTTTGAAAAATTTGAAAAATTCATTGGTTCAAATTGATGAGTTTGATACAGCTACTAAAGAGTTTTTGCGATTGCATAACGTTCTAAGCGATGCAGGTTTGTTGAATATAAATTACATCAAGGAGAACAATATTAGGTTTATATTTGCTAGCGCAACCTTAATAAAAGAGTTGTATCAACTAGACCAATGGGGTGATTTGCACGCTCATTATAAAATGACAATCCCTGCTTCTTATATTGGACACAAGGATTTTCTAGATTTGGGAATTATTCAACCATGGTATCCCATGACAAACCTGGCTTCTGCTGAAAAATGGGTAACTGAAGACATTGTTCAAAATTATGGTTCAGACTATCGCGTTAGTACTGTTAGAACAAATAACAAAAACAAGGATTATGTGGAAACAGCTTGTAAAAAACACAAAATTAAATTTATTGAACATAACTCAGAGGATAGATTATCCTCCGAGGATGAAGAAAAATTATTTGTGGCTCAACTAGATTCGCACGTTGTTCTTGCAGTGAAAGGATTTTACCGACGTGCGGTTCTTATTCCAAATCAATACAAAATTCGCATTGGAGCAACTCATGAACTTTATAAACCAAATGATAGAGTTGACTATAATACAGAAATCCAAGCAAAACCTGGTAGAATGTCCGGATATTGGCGCAACATAATTTTGAATAATGATGGAGAAATAATTCACAAGACGGGTCCGCATAGAACATCTATTGCCGCAATAGAATGTTACGAAGAAGTCTACAATAACCCATTTGGTTTAAATTCTTTTCAGACTTCTACTTTTAAGAAGAAAAATGGAGTTGTTAAAAAGGCAAAACCCAGTCTAATTTCTTCAATGCACGTTGTTGGACTTGAGGAAAATGCTATTATTCCTTATCGCGTTGCAGATGACCCCCACAACCCGCAAACTGTTCCATTTGTATTTGTTGTAACTCCTCAGCAATATGGTACAATTGCAAGAATTGCAAATTCAAATAAATGGGATAATGAATCTATTCACAATATTATTGCAATTTATAACCCAAATTTAGTGACTGAACTTAACAGAATTAAAGATGCCGGTGGTGAGGACCAAACCGTTGAGCCAAATGAAACTGCAACAACTTATAATGTTTACATTAGTGAGTTTGTAAAGGCATTCCAAGGAAAATATAGAAGATTTCACCAAGGCAATAATGAAAATAAATTTATTGACAAGTCTCAAATATACTTGGACAAAAAAGAGAAGAGAATTATTGTAAGTATTTATTATGGAACAAAGTTGGCCTCAACTTACTCCTAACCAATAGCCTTAAGAAGATGCAACTGTATTTCATATAAAAATTATTTTTTACATGAACTCAACAATATTTATTACTTTTTTAAATTAAAAAATAAAACTATAAATATATAATGCATTTTTTAAAAGACAATGTACTAAGCATAATAAAAAAACGCATTTCTATACCAGATAAAATTATTTTTAATAATTTACCGAAACACGTTGCAGTTATTATGGACGGAAATAGGAGATATGGAAGAAGAAAACACAAAGATGCATTATTAGGTCATTTTGATGGTGCTCAAAAACTTTGTAAATTTATTTCTTGGTGCGTTGAAGAAAAAATAGAAACAGCAACAGTTTACGCTTTTTCTTCGGAAAATTGGTCAAGAAGTGTTAAAGAAATAGATTCTATTATGAATATTTTTGAAAAATTTATTGATACCTTTTCAAGTGAAGCTATTTCCAAAAATATTAGATTTCGCTTTATATCCACAGAGATTGACAAAATTCCCGATATTATTAAATTAAAATCTGAGAATTTAGAATTAGTGACAAAAGACTGCGATGGTTTTTTTTTAAATATTTGTTTGTCTTATGGTGGACAAGATGACATTTTATGTGCGTGCAAAAAAATTACTGATGAAATTAAAACGTCAAAGGATCCTGAAAATATAATAATTACCAAAGAATATTTCCGATCCAAGTTATCCAGTTGCGATGTAAGTGATCCAGATCTTCTAATTCGCACATCAGGGGAATTAAGAATATCTAATTTTTTACCATGGCAACTAGCATACACTGAATTTTTTTTTATAGATAAATGTTGGCCAGAAATAACTCAAAAAGATTTTCAATCTGCAATAAAAAATTATTCAAATCGGAAAAGAAGAAACGGACTATAATTAATTTCTATTATTCCTAATTTTAGACAAGTAAATATATATAATTTGCAGTTAAAGCTATCGCTGCATATTATATAATAACACGCTATATCATGGCGCACATATACAAGGTGCACGTTAATGACCGAGCATATACATCATGGATCTTTTTAACCGTATTAGAGTTTAAGGAAATTGAACTTAAAGAAATCAATCCGGCGGATCAAAAGTTGTTTACAAATGATATATTTACGATTGAACCAGAATTTAAAATTTTACACTCTGGTGTTAGAACTTCTAATAATATACCAGGTGTTCTTATTTTAAAGGGCAACAAAACATATGGTCGCGGTGAAAATGGCAAACTTCTATACAAATGCATTCCAGACGACAGAAGGCTGCCTACGTTTCTTATTTCATATGAAATGAAAAATGTAGGATTTTCAAAGGTTTTTGTTAATCAATATGTTACTGTTAACTTTTCTGAATGGAAAGACAAGCACCCGCGTGGAATGATTTCCCAATTAATCGGCCCGGTTGAGGTGCTTGACAATTTCTATGAATATCAGCTATACTGCAAGAGTTTGAATGCGTCTATTCAGAATTTCACAAAGGACGCATCCAAAGCGCTTAAGAGTCATGCTCACGATGCCTTTATTGAAAATATTCGCGTAAAATACCCGGACATTATTGATAGAACAAATAACTCCGAATGGAATATTATAACTATTGATCCGCCAAATAGTCAGGATTTTGACGATGCATTCAGTGTTCGCACGTTGGAAAATGGTATGCAGCAGTTAAGCATATATATATCCAATGTAACAATCTGGATGGACGTTCTTAATCTTTGGGACTCTTTTTCTCGTCGTATTTCAACAATTTATTTACCGGATAGAAAGCGACCTATGTTACCAACCATTCTATCTGATTGCCTGTGTAGTTTACAAGAAAAACACACTAGATTAGCATTTGTAATGGATATAATTATTGACGGTGATATTATAACTGACATTAAATATTCAAACTGTATGATTAGAGTTGCAAAGAATTATAGTTACGAAGAACATGCTCTTCTAGAAAATGAGAATTATAATGCAATTCTTGAAACTACTAAGACCTTAACTAAAAACTACAAGTATATTAACAACGTTCGCAACAGCCATGAGATGGTTTGCTATTTAATGATACTAATGAACTATAATACTGCTAAAAATCTTATTTCTCATAAAAATGGAATTTTTCGTTATACAATTATGCGGAAAGAAGTAGCCGTTCCAGAATCACTCCCGGAAGAGGTTGGAAAGTTTATCAAAATATGGAATAGTGCGGCAGGTCAATACATTGACGTTAGCTGTTTGGAAGAAGGACAAACAATCGCTCATAATTTACTTGAAATGGATGCGTACGTTCATATAACTTCACCAATTCGCCGTCTGGTAGATTTATTAAATATAATTCAATTTCAACAGAATACTGGAATTATTAAATTATCCGAAAATGCTATTGCATTCTATAAAAAATGGATTGCTGATCTAGAATATATTAATATTACTATGCGGTCTATTAGGAAGGTGCAAAATGACTGCAATTTATTGCATATGTGTGCAACTTCTCCGGAAATCATGGAAAAGAATTACACTGGTTATGTGTTTGACAAGATTATTCGCAACGATGGGCTATTTCAATATGTAGTTTATTTGCCTGAACTTAAATTAGCTTCACGTGTTACTTTTAGGGAAAATATTGAAAATTATACTTTACGTGAATATAAATTATACGTGTTTCATGACGAAGAAAAATTTAAGAAGAAAATTCGGTTGCAGTTGGTGTAATGTTATTTTTATTTCTCCGGTTTTTTCTCAATAACAACTTCCTTGGCAATGTTGCGAATTATTTTTTCGCGCTTCTTGGCATCGTCTTCCATTGTGGAACCACCCATGGCTTCCAATAAGATGTTCTGGTATTCCATGTGTTTCTTTGTCTCTGTATCTTCTGCTGTTGGGTTTTCTTCTCTCCATTGTGGAATTTGTTTAATGTTTTTGTGTTCAACCTCTTTTATAGCTCGTGTAATTTTCACGTTTTCCCCATTTTCCTTTTCCCAGGAATCCTTGTCTTTTATATACAAAGTTTCTCTCTTCAAGTCGCTGCAATGAATAGGTCTTTTGAATACATCAAGTGCCTTCAGATTTCTCAAGAAAATCTTGCTCATTCCTTCAACGTATCCAACGCGACCAATCATGTCCAAATCTGACAACTGGAGCGTTATTTGCTCTACAAAGTCTCCAAGATTGAGTGCATCTTTGCATTGTTCATTCAAAAAGAACTGCAAATTGAATTGGTTGTTATTAGTATTATTAGTAGTGTTATTATTAATAATGGTATTTTTCTCCTTTGATAGCTCTATGATTTGCTTGTTTTGTTCAAGAAGCATCTCCTTCAATTCTTTATTTTCATTCATTTGCTGTTTAAATAACTCGGCCAGCATTTTAAAGTCTGTATTACTTTTTTCTTCTTCCATTTCATCTTGTTCAGAGTCGTCGTTGTCTTTTTTGATGCATTTTTTATTATGACGCCACAAACCAGAGTTGTCTTTATAAACTTTGTTACAATTTTTGCACGCATACTTGGAGATTATCTTGCTGATTTCGCCATTGCTAAAATTGACAATCGTTGATTTTTTGTGTTTTGCTGACAAATTATGATTATCAAAATTGCTTTTCTTGCTCGTAATATAGTCACAACATTTGCAATAATATTCGGAGCTTAAATTTGGCTTAAAATCATTGACAATCATTGCTTATTATAGCAATAGAAATTAAGCTTAAGTTTTTTTCGCCTAAAATACTTAATTTTTGTCATGCCAAAATTATAATATTTTTTTTTGCGACTCAGACCATAATGCTCAGAATGGCGGAATTTTGACCCGTTTTTCATAAAGTATTTCCGTTTCTGAAAATTGGACATTTTTTTTGTCCATTTTTGATTTTTGGAAACACTTTTGACCCCTTTTTATTCGAAATATCCGCCCAGACTGAGAATACAACATTAAAATAATATATTCTAATAATTGCATGATTGTGAATAACAAAGTAAAAATACAAACTATAAAAATGACTTTATAAAAAAATTGATAAGTATTTTATGATTTAAAATTCAACTAAACAAACAATGGCATTGCATAAAGAGTTTAAATATTATGAATCCGAAGAGAGAAGCATTATCTTTCAGATAAATACACAATTTACCCAACCAACCTGCATTTCTTTGTCTCCGAGTTCAACCCTCGCCGAATTATATGAAAAAGTTGGGTATAATTTATTTCCTGAAACCACAGATCGGAAAACTATTGTAAGTTATCATAGCAACCCCATGTTTGAACCGCAAGAAAAGCGCAAGATTCATTACGTGGTTGTTATGAATCTTACATTAAAGAAGACTTTGACTATTCCAAAGAATAAGCGAACTACACTTAGACAATATATTAACGGTAATGACGTTTACTTTGAAAACTGCTCTCAATTTCCAGAATTTCAAACAGTTTATAAGTTATTTGTAATAGACGACAAATTGAACAAAGAACTGCAAGAGTATATTGCTCAGAATTCTTTGGCAGCTGTTATGTATAGACAGGTTATCAAAATGACACAGTGTTTAACTACACGTAAAGCGACTGATTCGTTGCAACAAACTTGAGCGTTAATTGTGGGATTTCTCTTAGCTTGCTTAGTAGCGCAATATTTCCAATACTTTCTGCTATTTTTTCCATTTCGCACGAGATGTTATTAATCTTGGAAATGGCCTTTACAAATTCCCCCAAAAAGACGCCCTTGTTGGCCTCCAAATTCTGCAGAATCAACTTACATTCAGGAGCGGATTCACACCTCGCCCAAGCTTGAACATAATCAATTAAGTCATAGTGCATGTTATAATCTACACCAGTAAACGTGTTCTGCTCTGTCTCAAAATCTTGGTAATGATTATACATATCGGAGATCTTTTCAACGATTGTTTTCACTTGCGAATCCTTTGTGTTTGGTCGGAATGACTTGTTTTCATCACTGACGTTCACATTTGTAAAGCAACTAAAAATAGAAATTATTTGCATTGCATCTAACTCATCAAACGCATTATTGTCAATCATCTTTGCAAAAACAAGACAATGCACCTCGCGAAGATGTGATGCCATAAATCCAACTTGCGTTAGAATATTTTTTCCACTTTCAACGTCATCTGCAACAAACCCATCAGCCTTCATTATCTTCAGAACTTTATTCACGCTTTCATTCAAGAAGGATTCAGTATTATTAAATTGTGCTTTAACCCTTTCAAGCTCACCAAGCTTAGAGTAATATCTAGAGGCGCCGTTTTTATCTGCCTCAATAAACTTATATGAATCTTGGATTTGTTGTATCTCTCGGTCAACTTCCTTTCTCTTTTTATTCACAGCAGTTTTCCTAGATTCCAATAGTTCAATGTATCTGGCAACAATTTCGCGTGGACTTCTACTATGCTCAAGCGATTGGCTCATTGTATCAATTTCAGCTTCCAACTTTGCAATTTGTCCATATATGGCCCCTAGACTGGCGTCAATATCGTCTTGAATCATAGAACGTTTGCAGAACTGAAGATAATCGTTGTCTCCTATGCTAATCAAGTTGAGAAGCAGATTATAAGAAATCTTGAATTTGCTTACAAGCGTTTGTGGTTTTCCTTGCATCATAATTCGGTATTCTGACAGCTCAATATTACGGAACAAATTAGATAAATGGACGACGTGGCCAACCGTGTCAATACCTCTCCGACCAGCGCGCCCAGATGCTTGGTTATATTCATGCGGATGAAGCATGCGCATTCCAGAGCCGTCAAACTTCTTCACATCAGTAAAAATAGCAGTTTTAATTGGCATATTTAATCCAACGCTGAAGGTTTCAGTTGCAAATAAAATCTTGATATACCCTTTTTCAAAGAGAATCTCAACAATCTCTCGCAAAATTGGCATCACTCCGCTGTGATGAATTGCTATTCCCTTTTCCAAAAGGGCTACCATATTAAGATACTCTTGAAGCTCAAGATACTCTTGATAATTGGGTAACTTTGCGCGAAGAATTTGCTCGCATTCACGTCTTACAATATAGCCCACCTTTGAGTCGTCTTCCAAAAGAGGAACAGTGATTTCTTTTGCAGCCACTTCAATCTGCTTCCTTGAAAGAATGAAGCAAACGGCGGGCAACATATTATTCTCAACCATGTATTTACACGCTTGATTCAGAACATGGGAGCGCTTAACATAAACCTGCTTTTGCTCAAACATTGTCAACATCTTTTTTACCTTGTAATAATTGGGTTCATTGAATTCTCCGGTTGGGCTTTGTAATATGTGCAACTTATCCACAGTGTCGCGAATTTCCTTTTCCAGTTCCTTATCCTTCTTAATCGCCTTGAAAATACCAGTGTTGGTTGTGATGAAACTATAATGTGTGAGAGGAACGTGACGGAATGACGATGTCGCCAAATAAACTTCCTTCTTATTTTCAAACTCGGAAACGATGTTGCCTCTGTTCTCAATCCAAAGTGCAAATTTTTCAGGGCGATCAAGTGTGGCTGAAAGCATAACCATCTGGATGTGCTTTGGTAACAAAAGAATAATGCTTTCCCAGACATGTCCTCGCTCAGCGTCATTAATCATGTGAATCTCATCTTGCACAACACAGCCGAGTTCATTTTCAAAATCCATATCAAACATGAGAAGAGACGCAGAGGACCCCTGAGCAACTAATTCATCATCCTTCTTCTGCTTCTTTCTATACAAGGTATTTTGTAAAATTTCGGCAGTCATAATAAGAACGTCGGCTTCAGGATTAATCTTAATGTCGCCGGTAAGAAGACCAATACTTATGCCTGGGAATTTCTGCGTGAACTCGTAATATTTCTGGTTTGAAAGAGCTTTAATAGGACTTGTATAAATAACCTTTTTTCCCTTATTGGTAAAAAAATCAATTGCAAATATTGCTGGCATAGTCTTACCTGAACCAGTAGGGACACAACTGAGTGAATGATGACCTTCAACAATTGCCTCAATTGCAAACTTTTGAAAACTACTCAAAGGAAATGAGTATTTTTCAAAATATTCAGAATATTTTTGTTCTTTTCCGACTGGATATAACTCAGTGCAAAACTTGACCATTTGTATTACAATAATACCACAATATTCGTTTATATCGTTTCATAATGAAATGTGTCTTCGTAATATGATAATAAAGTATTACACAACTCTTCATTTTCTAAAAAAATTGACATTTCTTTATCTCCATTATTTATTATAGACCGTGCCATTAAATTCATTGACCCAAATAATAAGTATCGTTTATCAACAATGCAAAGTTTATTGTGAGTGTATTTAGTTGAACTTGTAAGGGTTATATTATTTTTTTTTAATTTATTTTTATATAAATTTCTTGAAATTTGCGACGCGTATTTTGTAACAATTGTTTCAAATTTATTTAAAGGGTTATTGGATTCCTCACTGTTTGTTAAAATGTATATTTTAACATCCGAATTTTTTTTCTTTTTTGTAATTAGCTCGTCTACAAAATCGTCAAAAACTAAATATTGATTGTCTATAAAGACTTCTTGTTTTGCGCTATTAATGCATTCTAATAATTTTTTGTAACTATTTGTTGAATTTCCAACAAAGTCATATAAGTCGCAGATTTCATAATTAAAATAATTGCTTTCATTTATAATAAAATATTTTTTGTTATTTAAAAATAATGCAAATTGCTGATAATTTTCGTGCAAGTTTTCTTTGGTTATATCTATTCCCCCCAAAGCAAACACATTTTCTGTATGAAACATTCTTGCATGATATACGTAAAAAAATAATGTTCTAGGTTCTTCTAAAATTACTTTTATTTTTTTATCAAGGTCTTCTAGTTTGGGTTTTAAAAATGGATTCAAACCTATTTTAATTTCAATGTATATTTCTGGATATTCTATTATTTTTGAGTTTAATAAACTAATAAAGTTTAAATCAATACCAGTGTCGTTAAAAAAAAGTGTGTGTATTATAATGAATTTGGTTGCTTTTTTTATTTCATCAAAAAGTACATTATTTGTATTTTTTTGATTAAAAGATATATACATTTATATAATTTACATAATTATTATAAAAAACCCAAAAATAAAAAGTTGAATTAAACGTTTATGCAGCAGATTTAACTTTTCCACATTTCTTGCATCTCAGCTCGTCACTGTGAGGATTACATTTTTTGTAAACAGTGTTTGTGCATTTGCAAATGAAATCAAATAGTTCATTAAGCTCTTTTTTTCTTTCTTCGGCAATTCGTTGTTGTTCAATGCGAATCCGTTCTCTTTCAACAGCTTCTTTTTTTTCCATTTCAATTCTCCACATTCTTCGCTGTTCCTCGCGGATTAAATCTTGTGCGGCTCTTTCGGCTTTTATTTCGGCATCCCGAATCCTTTGTTGATGTAGTTCAGCTTCTTTCCTAGCATTCTCCCTTTGTAGTTCAATAAGCCTGCGAACCGCTTCTTGCCTTTTTCTATCAATCTCTTGTTCATCTGCAACGCGAGCCGCTTCTTGCATGATTCGTCGTTGCTCTGCAGCAATTTCGCGTTGTCTTTGAAGGTATTGTTGACGCTCGCATTCTTGTCTTTCTCGTTCCAAACGCTCCCTTTCAATTTCTGCAGTACGTTGTTGAATCCTCTCATTAATCAATTGAACAACTTCACTTGTATCAATCGCAAATGTTAAAATGAGTCTTTTGTATTCTTGAAGTTCTTTAATATTATAAGTATTTAAAACTGCAGTGCGAATTTTTGATAATATTTTTAATAAAATTTCAGCAGAATAAGCGCACAAATCTGTTATTTCTGTGTAAGTAGTTGGTTCAAATTCCATGCATGTTCTTGAATCAGAACTTTGCAATCCATTTCGTCTTGCAGCTTCTTTCATTTTTCTATGACATTTGCCACCAAGTAAACAAGCTTGTCCTGTTTTGCTATTTAAATAAGTGTGAACAATTGTAATGTTTGAATTGCAAACACATCTCTCAGATTTAGTGTGCACTCTGTCTTGCGAAAAGAAATACCATTCTAACAATGCCTCGTCTATGTTGTTTGATTGCGACAATTTTAATATATTTGGCTCAAATCTGTGACGATCTCCCATAATTGCATTTATTTTTGACTAATTCTTAAATTACTCTTTCAATTTTTAATTAAAAGAAAACCAATATTGTAAAACAAGGAAAATGATAATTGCAAATAAGTATAGATTAATAGAACGTTTGGGAAATGGAGGATTTGGAACTATATTTAAAGGTGAAAATATAAGAACAACTGAACAAGTGGCAATTAAAATAGAACCTATTTCTTCTGAAACAAAAATGTTAAAGAGAGAAACCAAGATATATCAATACCTAGGAAAAGCTCAGGGAATTCCACAAGTAAAGTGGTTTGGAACAGTTGATGGATATAATTATATGGTTCTGCCTCTTTTGGGAGATTCGCTTAGTTCTAAAACTTTCTCTCTCACAGAAGCGCTTCATATAGGTCAACAGATGGTGAAAATCTTGAAGTATATTCATGAGAAGTATCTTATACATAGAGATATAAAACCAGATAATTTTGTATTGAGCCAAGATGGGTCTATTCTTTATATTATAGATTTTGGATTATGCAAGAAGTATATAGATACTGAACATAGACACATAAAAATGCGAACAGACCGAACATTGGTTGGAACACCAAATTTTGTGAGTGTTAACGTGCATAATGGTATAGAACCGACTAGAAGAGACGACTTAATCTCGGTTGCGTACGTCATTTTGTATATGGTAAATGGTGGAGTCCCATGGCAAGTTCCGAGAGATAATGAGTTTATAAAAATGCAAAAAATGTGTATTTTGCAGTGGTCAAAAATTCCAAAAGAATTACTAGAATATTTAAATTATTGCAATTGTTTAAAATTTGATGAGACACCGGATTATGATTTTTTAATAAACACGTTGTATCAACTAATATAAAAATAAACCAATATATTATAAATAAAAACTGTAATATTAATGGATGTAGAAAACCCATTACATGAAGATGATATTCCTGTGGCAAGATTGGTTTGTATAGAGGTGATTGGCCAACCAATGGATTGTGTGGAAAGAGAAACTAGTGTTGTTAATATTCAGTTTTCTTGCAATAAATGTATTTACCGCACGTTCAGAAATTTTTGTACTTTTATAGGCTGTATTGTTTGTTTTGGTGGATTTTTTATTTTTATAACAGGATTTTCATTTGTATAAAAATTGAAAAAAATAATATTATTTTAATTTTTCCGTGTCAAAAAAAAATTGAAATATTTTCCTCTCAAATACTTATCGCAGCAAAAACAACCATGGACGGAATTGAAATCCCAGAGAGTGTTAAGCAGTTCGCGGCGACTATAAAAGTTCAAGCAGTCATTCTTGGTTGCTTCGTTTGGCATCTGCTGTGTGACTTTGCAAAGTATGTCAAGCTTCGTGGAGTGGCGTTTTATCAGGCGCATTTGAAGAAGTGCGAGTTTGTATATCGCGGCGTCCGAGTGACAACAGACAGACCCGGTGTTCGTCCCTCGTTTGAGACGATTTGTCAGGCACCCAAGTTTCTGAACTGGCTGGAGACATTTCCGCTGGACAAGTTTGACTTGCGATCAATCAACTTGACCGATGTTGACTGGTTCGGTTCCAGCTCAAACCCCGAGAAGCTTGGATTCCTCAAGTTCAAGTGCGACGTTTACACCAAACTGGGCGAGCCTCTTGACGGAATTGTCTTCTTGCGCGGAGATTGTGCAGCGGTCCTCATTATTGTTGTCGATGAGTTTGGCAAGGGTTATGTCATGCTTACGGAGCAACCGAGGATCCCAACTGGTGGATGCAAGGAGGAGATTGTTGCCGGCATGTTTGACGCGCGAAGCGGAAAGGCGGTCATCAACAACGTCCTGAAGGAGGAGATTTTCCAAGAGACTGGTCTTGAATTGCACTTCAACAGTGCAAACTATATGCGCCTTGGAGAATTCACCTTGTCTGGAGGCGGAAGCGACGAGAAAGTGCATTTGGCTGTTTGGACAACTCAATTGGAGTCTGGTAAGATTGCTGAGATGAAGATGACTCAGTTTGGAGAGACAGATTCCAACGAGAAGATTCGTCTCAAATTCTACTCTGTGGAGACCTTTGACCAAGATCTCCCTCGGATTGCGGACGCCAAGACTTCTCTCGCGTGGCTCCTTTACACGAATCTTTAAAATAAAAAGAAATAAAAAGAGAGTATTAGAATTACAATAAAAATATTCTGTATATTTGTATATTTTTATTTTAACTTAACGTCTTCTAGAGTGTTTGCGTTTCTTATGTATTTTTTTTTTCAAAGATTTTTTATTTTTATTTTGTTTATTTCTTCTTGTTGTTTTTTGTCCCTTTGATAATTTGCGTCTTCTAGAACCTCCTAATCCTGGGTAATTTTTACTCAACAATGTAAGGCGTCTCTTTTCTGCAGCCGTTTTGTTAGGCTTTGCCAAAAGTTGGTGTTTTTCAGATATTTCATTTTTGGCCTTTCTTATTTCTTTTGAAGCATCATCTTCACTTTTCATACTCAGTTGTTCTGATGCAAGTCTAGATTTATCTGCAGCTAATTTAGTTTTTTCTTGAGACTTTTCCTCAGCCTTTTCAGCAGCTCTTCTAGCCTTTTCTTCATCTCTTAAAGCTTCCTGTGGATCAATAAAATCTTGCACTTTATTCTTTGTCGCCGTTAAAACTCTTGGAGCTTCATAATCATCCCATATATCATAGTTGCTATTTTTATATGGCGCTTCCATTGATGAAATGTCAGATGGAGGTTTAATCATTTTATATCCAGTGTCAGCAGAAGTTCCTTGAATCGTTGGGTCTGTAATTTCAGGAACAAAGCTTGCTCCAGTTGCTTTATCTGTCAATGTTTTCTTTTCTGCAATTTTCTTGTATTGTAGTGAACGTAAATAGCGCAATCTATCGTCTTGAATAATTGGAAGTTCGCGAGTTGTATATATTACAACTCCTTTTAATCCGTCTTTTCTAGTGTTATTATTTGTATCATCTTTAGAATTTCTAGCTACAAGAATACTTCTAGATGGTTTTTGATTGGCTGAAGTGTAAATATATCCAGTGATGGCTTGTTGGTTTATTCCGGACTCACCATTCAAGAGTATATAAATAGACCGAAATCCTGAAGGTCTGTCGCCTTGAAGGCCAAGTCTAAGAGCATTTCCAGTTGCATCATATGGTATTATCTTATCAGGCGCACTAGTGCTTCTGTAAATGGGTGTAATATTTTTCTCCCTAATAAAATCCTTGACATGTGCTGGAAATTGTTCAACCGAGTTTACGTAACCACCCCATTGTATACAAGCTAGACACTCTTGCAAATAATCTCCAAAGGTTTTAATAGCAGTCGCACCCAATAATCTATTAAAATTGTCCACGTTTTTATACACCTGTGTATTAGACCACATTCTATCTATTTTATCTCTCAAGAAATTGCTTACTGCTTCAGGGTTTCTCAAATCAACTCCGGTGGCTTCGGCAGTATCATCCTCGGGTGAAATACTATATGTATCTGAGTATATCTGCTTTATTTTATCAACAATGCATTTATAAACCACGCTAGCCTTTAAATCGTGCGATTCTGCAACCTGCAATCCAATAGTTGAAACATTGGCAATGTCGTGAACTCCGCGTTTAGTGTCAATGCATGTCAAGTCAAAGTCAATTTTTGCGTTTAACTGCTCCACTCCTGCAACAGTTTCGTTATAATTTAATACAACTCCTCCATATGATATTAATCGCACTGGTTTTTGAGTGGTTGGGTCTAGTTCTTCACTTTCATATTTTAATTCAAAGTTCATTGTTCCGACTTCTTTGGTTTCTGTGGCACCGTATTTGAGAGAACAGTTAAACATGGCATCCATCATAGACACTGTTGGACAAAACGTTGCTCTAACTAGGTTGCGATATAACCCAAACAATGGTTGACACTGGTCAAACCACCAATTGTAATTTTCAATCCAATTATTCAACCAACTGTCCCCTTTTTTAAGTTCTTCGTTATTTAACTTTACTACTTTTTCTATTAAATATTTTTTATTTTCACATGGAATTAACTCGTTATTTCTAATTGTTTTTATATCAACCTGAAGTTTGAGCAATTCGTTATATTCGCGTATAGTTATTTTATTTTGACGTTTTAGATTTGTCAAATGTTTTACTCTATCTTCCATTGGGGATAATCTTGCAATAATAGAATTGCCTTCTTGGGTAACTTCTGTAAGAGCTGTAATAAAATTAGGAATGTTTTTAACCTCGTCAACTATACGTTGTATTTCTTCTCTATCTTTCTTTGTATATAAAAATCTTGAACCATTTATATTTGCTGCAATGTTTGCGGCATTGTTGATTACAAATTTTAACGCAGGCGCAGGAATATTAAATTGAGATCCGGTTCTATGCATCAATGTTTGATTATGTGATAACAATTCATATAATGTGTTAACTGTGTTTACATCTGCTCCATGTGGGATGTCAATTGGTGGAATTCTAGTTGATTGTAAATTTTGCATGGTATAAACGTTATTTTGAAACATCTTTTTCAAATTTTTAAATACAATAGGCATTCCAGGCGCGCGTCCAGGGTCAACTATTTCAGAGTCTGGAAAAATACCTCCTTCTGCAATCGGTTCTTGAACCGAAAGCTCTTCTGGAGCTAATGGGCCGTCTAATTCTAAGTCTTCGTCTAAGCCTTCGCTTTGTTGCACGCGAGGTTTATTAAAGTCAACCATTTCAATTTCACCATTTACAGCTCCTCCAAATAATTCTTCTCCTTCATTTTCAGATTCATGTGCGTCGCTGTCATTTTCTGGTTCTTCAATTGCATCAAAAATGCTTGCCGTGTCTGAACCAATTGATGCATTGTGATCGGGATTATCAAATACATCTTTCTCTGTTGTTGGATGAGGTTTGTCGGTTTTTTGATTTTTGTTTATAAAGTGACTATTGTAAAACGCGTCCAAATAATTTTTTAATTGGTCGTCTATTTTTGCTCCAAATGTCATTGTTTTTGAAGGAGACATTTCTATTAATAATTTTTTTAACACTAAAATTTGCATTATTAAAAGTTCATTATTAAAACTCCCTCTTTTCCAAGGAGTAATTGGAAATAACTCTACAAGTTTGTCGTATCCTATTATATCCATTTCTTTAATTCCAAAATTATAAATGCTGCCATCACTCTCAGAATAACCTGCAATCCCTGAAAATATTTTATCCCATAAACCTAGTTTTACAAACATTCCGCGAGCCAAAGTAGTTAACAAGTTGTTATGTGTAATGAATATAGATTCTGAACCAAGATATATTTTTTTTTCTGGTCTGGTATAATATGCTCCAACGCCTTCTTCTCCCGGATACTGTCTAACTTCAACTTCTTTTCCAGGCTTTTCCAGAACGGTATATTTTTGAAGAGGAATTTCATCTTCTTCGCCTTCTTCAACGTGACCTTCTCCACCAGATTGTTTTTGTAAGAGTGTGTTAAATTCATCCGAGTTTTCACTGTTTAAGAATAATATGTAATAAACAATAAATTGCTGAAGAACGGCTGTGGAATTGAGTATACTTAATGAGTCCATTTTAAGCTCATCGTTTGTTTTATTAAAAATTGTAACATATGCGAGTCTCAAAATAGAAAAAACATCACAAAAAAAAGAATATTCCATCGCATTATTGCTTGGATTTAAAGTAGCCTTTTTAAAATCTGATGCAACGCAATCAATGGAACATAAAATAGAATTATACATTGCAAGATTTTTCATTTCATCGCTTTTAACGTCAATATTAGGTTTGAATCTTTCCAAAAATTCAGGGGACTCTGTTCCGGTGTTACTTCCTAAATAAGTAACAACAAAGGTGTTTAGTCCAGAATGAAATCCTAAAAAGTCGGCGTTAGTTGAAAATGATTCTATTAAAGGTTTGTATGTTTCACTTAACGTAAATGAATCGTTTAATGGATAATAAATAACGTCAGCCGTATTAGATTCTGCACCAGAGGCAACTGAAGGTTCTAGTATATCGGATTCAGATTCTAATTTTTCTTCTTGCATTTCATTTTTAATTTCAGGTTTTAATTTAAATTTTGTAGCAGCACTTGTGTGTTCAAATTCATCGCTTTGTTCGCCAAGGACTTTCACTTGAAAAGGCTTATTGTTAAAGGCGTCTCTAACTCTTCCACCACGCTGAGGAATCGGTATTTCTAATTTATTGTCGTGAAAGTATTCTAAATACGAAATAGGTTTGGAATCGGGTTCTAGAGGAACGTCTTCAAATTTTGAATCGTCGTATAAGTCTGGGTCGCCATAACTTCCAGTTTCGTAAGAAAATATTTTGAAGGTTGGGTTTTTTATTCCTATATTAAGTTTTTGGAGCAATCCATATGATTCGCCTTTAATAACACGTTTATGCATGCTACTCAAATTATAATCGTGAACAAAATCATGCAAAAATATGCTTAAACACATCAAAATCATATCTTCTTCTCGTTTAAAAGGAACAACTACCTTTTTTACCCCAGTTTCGCCAAAGTTTTGTTCTGCTTTAAAATCTACTTTTAATATACTTTGAGAGCGAGGGGCACTAATTTCTGCTAAACCGGGAATTGATGTCATAATGTTCTTATATTATTCCTATAAAATATAATGAAAATTTAAAATCAATTACTTTTCTGAAAGAGTGAATTTATTTTAGAAAACAATATAAAGACTCTTCGTGAATGTAGAGTATAATGTCAAGCGAAGATTCTGTTGGTACATCCCCACTCGTTACACCCTCCGATCGTCTAGTAGGACGCGTGAAGTGGTTTAACAACAAGGCTGGTTATGGTTTTATTACAGTCACTGACGGTGACCGTTCTGGAAGCGATGTCTTTGTACACCACAGTGGAGTTGTGGTTGGTTCAGAACAATACAAGTATTTGGTTCAAGGCGAGTATGTGTCGTTTACGTTGACTCATACTCCGGGTGGAACTCATGAGTATCAGGCAGGAGATGTGAGTGGTATTAATGGCGGCAAGCTTATGTGTGAGACTCGCCGCGAATTTAGGCAAACCCGCACAACCTACAATAAGCCCGCTGACGATGAAAATCAAGAAGCCGACGAGGCGCCTCAGGTTCGCCCTCCTAGGTCGGCTCGTCCTCCTCGCGCAGAGGGTTCAGCTGATGTACCTCGCGTGCGCGGTTCTGGTCCTCGCGACGGAGCCGAGTGGACCTTGGTTGCAGATGCCGGAAAAAAACCCGTTCGTGGTCGCGGAAGACCTCCTCGCTCCAAGGAGAATGCCTAAATTTGTAAATTAGTAAAATTTTTATTTAAATTTTTAAAGATAAAAAATTTAAATACTTATATAACATAAGATGGATGGAAGTGGTAATTCGTCAAATTTTGACAGTGCGAGTTTTTCTCAAGAATATGGAAGTGAAGTAAAGAAAATGGGCGGCGCACGCAAGCGTCGGGTTACACTCCGAAGACAAGAACGCGGTGGTCAAAAATTTAGACTGAGGGCTGGTAAAAAAATCCGCACAAAAAGAAGAGGTGGAATAAAGCGCAGATATAAGAAATAAAATTATAGTTAAAACTTTAAACAATTTATTATAAAGTTATTTAAAGTTTATAAAACAAGTTGTTATATCAATGGAAGTAAATCAAGAACTTTTTGAAGATTCTGCAAACAATTTGGAGTCATTTGATAAAAATAAAATAACAATAACTGATCAGTTTGATAGTATTTTAGGAATATTGAATAATTTTAAGGTTCAAATAACTGCAATGTATCAACAAATTAAGTTGGTTGAAAAGAATGTGAAGCGAGAATTTAAAGTGTTAAAAAAGGAGGTTGAAAAGAATAAGATTAAAGGAAATAAAAAGCCTTCTGGCTTTGCGACACCATCTAAGGTTACAAATGAATTGTGTGATTTTATGGATAAAGAAAAGGGTAGTGAAATTGCGCGCACGGTTGTTACTAAAACGTTGATTGAATATATTAAAAAGAATAATTTGGAAAATAATGAAAATAACCAGATCATTCATCCTGACGAAAAGTTGCAAAATTTGCTTGGAATTGCTGAAAATGAAAAGTTGACTTATTTTACTTTACAAAAGCACATGAATAAACATTTTATTAAGAAGGAAAAGCAGACTGCTGAGATTTAATATTTCACAATAGCGTTTTAGATAACCTTTAAATATTCAACGATGTCAAATAATTCGTTGCGCATTGCAGTGTTAGGAATAAACGTTTCGTCGCTATCAATGTCGTATGAAAAAAATAAATCGCAATCATAATTTTTTTTTATTTTTGTGATCCATACAACGTCGCAATTTGGAGCGAATTTTTTATAAATAGATTCTCCCCCAATATAAAATATTTTAAAATGTCTATTTAAAAAAATATGTCTAGAACTATATTCATTTGCATTTCTAATGACATCTAAATGAATATTTTCATTATCTGTTACCATAAGATTTGAATAAGTTGATGCGTATTTGAAATACTTTTCAGGATTTTTTGTTAACACTATGTTTAATCTATCCTTTAGTGGTTTGTATTCAAGAGATATAAATGTGTTGCTTCCCATTATTACCGCATTTTTAATAGTCATTCTTTTACACCTTTTCTCATTCAAAACGCCCATTTTGCGTTTTTCAACGCGAAATGGTGTAAAATTATTCTTTATAATGAAATTATATAAACATTTTTTATATATTATAATATAATAAATGAAAACAAATAATAATAAAACAAACCTAACTACAAATATAAGACAAATTGCTCGTAAATTAAGTGAAATATTTGATATATCGAAACCGAATAAAATATATCCAACTACCACCGAACCCGACTATTTAGCATTTATAGAGTGTAATAAAGACCTTTACAAAAAACAGTTCTTTGTAGATAATGAGGGGGCGAATGATGACTATTCTACCGTATGTCTAACGAATGTAAGTTCTCTATGTAGCACTGATAGTATGGAGAACGATGCCCTGAAAAAAAGTATGCTTTTCGACCCTGATAAATTTAATATAATTAGTATTCTTGGGTCAGGTACATACGGCAATGTATTCTTAGCCACATATGAAGATGGTTCAAAGGTGTATAAGGATAGAAAAAGATATGCGGTAAAGAAGCTTTCAAAAAACAATATTAATAAAAATAACATAAAGCAAGTTATGGATGAGAAAAATATTCTTTTGGAAATGGATAATCCATTTGTTTTACGTTTACATGGCACATGTCAAACGAATGATGAATTATGTTTAATAACAGAACTTGTTGAATGTGGAGAGTTATTTACTGTTATATATGAAGACGAAAAATTAAGCCATGAATCTTGTGTATTCTATAGTGCGTGTATTATACTTGCACTAGACCATATTCATAGCAAAGGTGTGATTTTCCGTGACCTAAAGCCAGAAAATATTATGATTGACTCACTCGGATATCCACGCATTGTGGATTTTGGTTTAGCAAAGCATCTACCATATTTAGAGATATGCGACGACGGAACGACTCGTAAAAAAACACATTGTATGACCCTATGCGGAACGCCCGAGTATTTCGCTCCAGAAATAATATTTAATGATGGATATAATCAAATGGTTGATGTATGGGCGTTCGGGGTAATTATGTACGAAATGATAATTCGTAGAAATCCATTTTCAAATTCTAATCCGAATGATATGACCCAATTATTTACGAATATTGCTCAAGTAAAGAAAAACGGTATTTTATTACCCAAAGCTGTTGATAAACAATCTGATGGTTTTCCTAATGCTCGTGATTTAATTACACAGCTTTTATCTGGGGACCCCAAAAAACGTCTCGGTAACGAACATGAATTGAAGAACATTCTCAAACATCCATATTTTTCGAGCTTATCCGTTGACGAAAACGCAATATATAATCGTACATTCAAACCGCCGTGTTTGCAGTATAAATGTATTGGTGACCCACTAATCGATAATTATGTCGCATCTTTAACTGAAGAACAGTATACCGGTGACCAATCAATATTTGAAAATTTTTAGAAAACAAAAATGGAGAGAAACAGTTCCGTCTTTTACACCATTTCGCATTGAAAATGCGCAATGTAACGTTTCCTTTTCACTCAAAACAGCCCATGAAATGGGCTGATTAAATGAGAAAAGGTGTAAAAAACTTCATATCATCTGGTATGTTCCATGGCATGTTGCCATTTTTAGAAATACCCTTATTACAATCATATGCAACAATCGCTTCAACCTTCATTTTATATTACACGGACATTTTAGTTTAAATAATAATAACATAATAATTATAAAATATATGACAACAAAACAAGATTTTACCAATGAAGAGTATCTAAATAAAATGAAAAATGCAAATGAAAGTTTAGGGATTAGTGATGATTTTACTAGTGAAAAAAATAAAAATATTATATTTGTTTACACGCCGCCAAAAGTTGGTTCAACTACATTAGTGTCTTCCATAAGAATAAATGCTTGCGGAAAATTTACAGTCTTGCATTTACACAATGAAATAATGTTAAAAGTATTATATAAAATTACAGATGTCACCGTTTTGGATATAATAAAATATAACAAATTTTTGGGAAAAAATGTATACGTAATTGACATTTATAGAAGCCCTATAGAGCAAAAATTATCTACTTTTTTTGAAAATATACACTCGTTTCACTTCAACGTTCCAATTGAAATTTTAAATACGTTTGAAATAGAAAAGATTATCAAAAGATTTAACCAGGTGTTCCCATATTTGCTTACAAACGACAATTTTAGAACAAAATATAATGTTCCAGTTCCTGAAACGTTTGATTTTAATAAAAAATTTATTTCTTCCGAGGTTGACGGAATTAAATATTTTAAAATTAGACTTAAAGACTCGGATGAATGGAGAAACATTTTGAAAAATGTGCTAGGGGTTGAAATTTATATAGCAAATGATTATGAAACTAATAAAAAACCAGTTAATAAACTTTTTTCTACATTCAAACAGTGTTACAAAATACCAATAAATTTATTTGAATCTATTAAAAACGACGATAATTTAAAATATTACTATTCAGATGAAGAAAGAAAACAGTATTTAAATTCTTGGATAGTAAAAAATGATAAAACACCAGTTTTAACGTTTACTCCAGAAGAATATGTTTTTTATTCAGATATATCATTAGATAATAGACACATTAGTGAAATACAACTGGATCATTACATTGATCTAGGATGTTTGTGCATGGGATGTTGTAGAAAGCGTGGATTATTATTATTTAAATTGCAAAAGGGGGGACAAATTACTGAAAAAATTAATCATTACGACGCGGGAGCCGATTATTTAAAAGCAAAGGCAAAAAGGGTTCCTGTTTATTTAAAAGTTAATAACAATAACTCTAGAAACGTTGAAATCTTAAAATCAAACTTTATGAAGGTTTTAAGGTAATAATTTTTAAAATTTGTTATAAAATTTTATAACAAATTTTTTTCAGGAGGGGTCGTAGGGGAACCTGGGGTTCCCCTCACAAAAAACAAAACGTAGAAAAAATTCAAAAAAAAAAATAAAGAGAAGAAAAACAATTAAAAATAAAATAAAAAAATAGCCTTCTATGTTATAGGCTAAATTTTGTAAACTCTGCCTTCGGCA